AGCCAAGCAACACCGCGCTACCGCCCGAATGGCGAAACTGGTAGACGCATGGGACTTAAAATCCCCCGCTCGTAAGGGCGTGCCGGTTCGATTCCGGCTTCGGGCACCATGAATATCAAGGGCTTGCGTGAGCTTTCTCATGCAGGCCCTTATCATTTGCGCTCCGCAATTTCGGAGCCTGCTCCGCAACTCACTTGGTCGGGGTTACTTTTTTGCCGATCCTTTTTCGGATGTAGTTCTCCGTCATCACCACCGTTGTGTGCCCGAGCTGATCCTTGGCCTGCATGATGTCGCCGCTCGATTCAGCTTTGTCGGTACCGGCCTTGGCGCGAAGATCTCGCATCTGGAAATCTCCTTTTTCTACTCCTGCGGCCTCGCGCGCCGCGTCAAACCTCCCTCGCAACATGCTGCTGGTCATCGGCTGACCGTTGTCCATCACAATCAGCCTACTGGTCCTGATCCTGTGTCCCGCCTTCCGGGCCAGGATTCGATCGATCACGACCTTCAACTCTCCGACAATCTCAATCCTCCTCTTTGCGCTTGTCTTGCCTTGCTGAACCGCGAGTCTGTTGTCCCGGATATCTTTTTCGTCCATTTTCAACGTGTCGGCGATGCGCTGGCCGGTTAGGTAGAACAGGTCAAGCGCGTCTTTCAACGGTTGATCGGCTTGGCTATAGACTGCTGCAAGCATCTCGTCCTCGATGTAGGCATCGCGACCGGTCTCTTTGTGGCCTTTTACCCCGGCGCAAGGATTCGCCAGCGATGTGTAGCCACTTGTCCTGGCGAAGTTCCAGATTGCACTCAGAAGTGCTTTTTCCCGGTTCGCCCTGACAGGTGCTTCTTTGCCACGCTTCCTGAGGTATTGAACGATGTGCTGAGGTTCGATTGCTTCAAGGGGGGCTGGCGGATCATCAAAAAATTTCAGCAGCTGCTTCAGTTCGCGGGCGTTGTCCCGTTGTGTGGCCGGCGCCTTCGTTGGAACTACTTCCTCCATATAGATATTGGCGACGTAGGCGAAGGTCAGCACGCTCTGAACGATTGCTGACGACGCGCGGCTCTTTTCCAGTTTTGCGTACTCGACGATCGCCAGTCCGTAATCGCTGCCCAGTGGAATTTCTTTTCTCGGATTACCGCCGGTGTCGTAGTAGTAATAGACAGTGCCACTGCGCTGCGTGCGCTTCCGCAGGCGTGTGACACTGTCTGGCTTCGTTGGCTTTCTTCCCATTTATCCCACCAGCCGCGGCTGCCATTTCGGTTTCTCTGCTGCAATCACAGGCTCACCGGTCAGGGCTGATGCCAGTACGCATGGCCAGCCACTGCGCTTGATGGTGTGCCGTATCCCATTCCTTTTGAGGACCATCAGCTGTCCGGCCTTCGTTTTGGCTCCGGTGAGGGTGCAGACCTCTTCATGTGATAGAAAATGAACGCCTTCCATGATTAGCCTCCGTCGCTGGTGTTGAGCCGCGGTGCGTTCAATATTTGATTCATGTAATGCTCCACGCCGCCGGCGGCGGCAGAAGGTTTTAATGAAGGTTCACGCTGTCCTGCCCTAGGGCGATGGCGCGAGCCTGTTGTTCGGTTCGGCGGCAGATGTGCTGAACCTTTCCGCCGCAGTCGGCGATGACCCACCAGAAGCCGCCGAAGCGGTGCGGGCCCTTGATGATCTTCGTGATGGTCATGGCGCACTTCCTTGCCCGGGTGGGCGGTGCCGCGCGGGGCGGCAGAAGGTGGTTAATCCATTTGGTACCAGACGCCGCAATCGACGCCTTCAGCTATCAGCGATTTGTACATGGCCTGCACGCCGGCGGATCGCCGGTTGCCCTGGCCGGCGAACGGCGCGCCGAGGTGAAATGCCCGGGCGTGGTAGGTGCTGGCCGACTGCATCCAGCCTTCAAGGCCGGCATCGTGCAGGGTCTTCTCGCGGAGCAGACCGACACGGAGATAAACGCGGTCGAGGTTGGCGCTGCCGCCATCGTCAGGCGCTGCTGCCGCCGCTGCTTTGCCGGCTTCAATGGCGCGCGCGACGGCTGCCACCACTTCCGGCAACTGTTCTTTTTTCATGGGGAACACCTCGCCCGCCGTACACCGGCAGGCTGTTGAGTAGGGGGAGGGGTTACTGGTGGACGAGTTCGGCGGGGACTTGGACCGTGGCGCCGCGCTTGGCGAAGACCACAGCGCGGAACACTGCGACGGCCCGGGTTTCGCCGGGCTGGCGGTTGAACGGATCATTTGTCATGTCGGCCAGCCATGGACGCCGGTGGCCAACGTCGACCCAGACGCCGTACTTCGTGATCAGCTGCTCGGCGTCGGGCAGGGCGAAGAGATCCAGCTGGCCCGCCGCGGGCTGCTGGTCACCCACGATCGCATCGATTGCCCAGTCCAGCGCCGGGCCGGCCAGTTCCTCGGTGCGGACGCTGATCATCCGGTTCATGCCGGCCGCTTCATGAAGGTGATCCAGTGCGTTTTCTCGCGCTTACCAGACTTGTGGCCAAACAGCGGCTGCTCTTCGGTCAGGGCAAGAATCTCGCTGACCCTGATCTGCGTTTCGTTCCACTTGAAGATCAGAAACTGGCCCGGCTTCAGCACCCGGAAGCACTCGGCAAATCCTTTGCGAAGATCATCGCGCCAGTCATCGGTGAGGATTCCGTACTTCAACCGCAGCCAGCTTTCGCGCCCGGCACGCACCAGGTGCGGCGGGTCGAACACAACCATGCTGAAGCTGGAGTCGGGAAATGGGAGGTTGCGGAAGTCCATGATGACGTCTGGCTCAACCTTCAAAACCCGGCCATCACACAGCAGATGCTCTTCGTCGCGGATGTCGCCGAACAGGGCTCGCTGGTCGCCCTTGTCGAACCACATCATTCGACTGGCGCTGCAAGGATCGAGAACTTGCGCATTCATCGCCACGGCCCCTTGTAGATGAGGTAGGCCATGTAGAGCGGGGAGCCTACCGTGAGAACGGGGAGCAGGGCGGGAATGAGGAAGATCATGGCGTCACCTCCGTGCGTTTTTGCTGAAGTTGAAAGTCCTCCGCCGAGCGTGAGCAACCGCCCTGGCACCCGTATTCATGGCAGCCTGTCGAGTTGCACACCGCGCGAAACCCTGTGCCGCCGCAGCAGCTGCAGCTATTTCCGGCATGCGTGGGGCAATGGTAAATCTCGCCCTCAACGCCGTATTTCTGTTGCCTCAGCGACAACATGCCAGTCCCCGCATCAAGGACCTTCATGGCGCCACCTCCTGTGGTGGATACCAAAGCACGTTTGCCGGTAGAACTGGCACGATGCCGCGCTTGTTGTCCTTTTTCCGGAAAGTGAAAACGGTCATGTTGTCCTTCATGCCCATGTACACGCCTTTGGCGCGCATTTCTGCAAGTGCTTCGGTAGTGGGAATGGCTCGGTAAGCGACACCGTCGAAGAACACCTTCTCGATGTCGACGGTGACGGGATGCTCGGTGTAGTGATGGCTTGTCAGGTAGTCGCCATGGACGGTCGTGCACTTCGACGTTCTCAGAGTCAGTTTCATCCGATCACCGCCTTTATGGTCAGGGCCAATGGAAGCCAGAAGAAGAGGGTGCAGCCGGCCATGCATTTGAGGATCATGGCTGCACCTGCTTGCGGTACCCAGCGTCGATTGCCCGGAGAAAATCGAGTCGGCCATTCTCGTGTATACCTTCCCAAGGCACGCTACGGCGTTCAGCTGGGATCATCGTCTCGAACAGTTCTCGCGCCAGGTTCTGCCGCTGCTGCTCGGCAGTTGCGCCGTTCGGGCGAAACTCGCGCGCGCCAACGTAGGCGCAGTGTTCGACGTCAGAACCGAGGTACTGCCAAACAATCACGTCGTTCGATGAGTAGTTGATGGTGCACGTGGCAAATCCAGTTTCGCCGGCTGAACCATCGACCTCGCAAACCGTTCCGGTCGGCGGTGGTCCTTCGCCATTCCAGGGCAAAACAGTTTCTTCAGGCATGACTTCGTCCTTGCCGCTATAGCGGCTGACTTTGAAGGGGGAGGGAGTTACTGCGCTGGTGGCAGAAGTTTCTGGGCTGCTTCAACCATCCTGCGGCCGTCGGGTAACAGCATGTGAGGCATGAATACTTCTTCGAACGTCATCAACTGGCATTCGACGGCGGTGACCTGGGCTTTTACCCAATCCCGCAGCAGTGAGCACACAGCAATCTGGGCGATGTCTGCTGCCTTCTGCCTGTGCTCGTCCAGCGTTGAGCGCATCCGGCTAGTGTGCGGGTGCTCCTTGAGCCAGGCGCTGGCATATCCACCCCAATGCCCGGGCAATTGCACCGTGCGGCCGCGATGCTCGAACTGCACCAGGGTGATCTGCTCTCGCGCCTTGTGCATGATCCCGTAGTTGTCGCAGCCGAACCGCCCAAGGATCTTCTGGATTTCGGCGAAGGCCTTGTCCCCGCTGGTGGCGTTCTCGTACGGCAGGCTCATGGCTCGTCGTGCTCAACTGGAGGCGTGTGCACGATGCCGATCAGGGAGAAGTCCGGTTCCGGGTTGCGTGCTGCGATCATTTTCGTGTGGTCACGCAATTGATCGGGCATCTTGCCGAGGTGGTCTTCGATGAACTGCTCGGTGAATGGCTGGGCGACCTTTTCGGTGGTGCCAACGACATGGTCTTGCTCGACCATTGCGAGTGGGTGCTCGACATGGTTCGGAAACAATGCGCGAATCCGGGCCAGAAGGTGGTAGAGGTGTTCGCCGTCTTCGCCCTTCATTCCGGCGTGGTAGTCGATGCTGACAGAGGCCAAGGCCAGCATCTCGGCGAAATCATCAGACCGCTGATCCGCTGCGTTCAGGCGCTGCTGCAGGGCGGCATTCTCGGCGGTGATCCGGTTGAAGTCGCGCAACAGGTCCTGCGCCAGGCTGTGGAACTGGCTCCGAGACATCTCGCTCGCCATCGCGACCGCGAGCGGTGCCTGAATCGCCGTCCTTGTGATTTCGCTCATCATGCAATCTCCATCGATACCAGATCATGGGCATTCACAACCTTCATGCCGAGCTCCTTGCCGATGTGCACTTCAAGGCTGGCGCCGCGAGAGTCCTGCCAGCCAGGCAGGGTGGCCACGGTGTCGCATTCCATCAGGGCCTTGATATCGCGACGCATGCATTCGCTCCAGGTGCCCGGGTCTGGGTTGAGCTCGGCGGGGTTGATGACGCTGTGCCCGGCGGCGCGCAGGCTGGCGGCCGTGGAATGGAACAGCGGGAAGTTCAGGTCCAGCATGTTGGTCATTGGTCCGCTGAGGTAGATGCGCTTCATGCTGCGCGCTCCTTCTGATAGAAGTCCCATGCGGCTTTGTCACCCTGAGCCACGTACCAGGTCAGGTCGCCGCTTTCCTCCTGATCGTTCACCGAACCGCCGAACTGGCAGCCGGGAAATTTGAACGTCGCGGACATGACGACCCACGGGTAGCCGACTTTGAAATTGTCGAATGTGAGGTCTGGCCGCTCGGACAGCACCTTTGCCTTGAAGGCCTCGCCCTTGGCATTCGCATCAGCTACCAACTTGTCCCTCGAGTCCTTGCAGCCCTGATCGCAGTAAGCGTGCCGGCCGTCGTAGACGATCGTAAGCGGGTTGCCTTCGTCGTCTTCCGCGTCCTCATAAAGCTGGACCTCGCAGTTATTGCAGTGCAGCCACCAACCATTGGCGTGGTAGGCCTTGGCCGGAATGAATCGCTGACCAGCGAACTCGTCTGCCCACGGCGCGCGCCGGCAAAACTCCACCTCTTCAAAGGTCAGGTTCAGTTCTTTGCCTGCCTCGCGGCGCGCGGTGGCGCTGTTGGTGGCGAATGTGATCACGTGTTCACCTTCGGAGCCTTCACCGACGTGATAGGCCTTCATCTTTTCTGTGGGCATGTGGCGTCCTATGCCGGGGCAAGCCCGGGCGGTGGAGGGGGGGGCGAATTAATAGGGCACCTACAACTAACAAACCAATTCTCGGTTTGGAGTTATCAACGGAGCCCGAAACATGAAAAAACTGACTGACCTGCTAAACCTGGTCGCCGCTGTGGTTCGTCTGATCGACGCAATCATCCGTACGGGCTTGGTGTGACCTGCTTGAGAATGCGCCGGCCGATCCAGCGGACGCAGGGAACGGCCTTGCTGTTGCCGATCGCCTTGTAGCGCGGGCCGTCCGGGCATTCGCTGGCAGGCTTGCCGCGCCACGGGATCAGCGTGTAGTCGTCGGGCATGCCCTGGAGGCGTTCGCACTCTCGCGGGATCAGTCGGCGTACCGCTGGCCCGGCTTGCACCGCCTGAACCTCGGCTCGGGCTTCCAGTGTGTAGGCATGCTCTTCCTGAACACCGACACCATCAGGCCCGGATAGCGGGTTCGTGCGCAAAGCACCTGCTTGTATGGCAAAAACGGCGTGCTGGCTTCCCTGATCGAGCGTGTACATCGGGTCACCAGGTTCTGCGATGCCAAGCCCGTTCTGATCTTTTCCGCGCGTGGCGTTCTGGATCGCAAGCACGGCGTTTTCTTGACCGTTGTTGCGCCCGAGTGCATGGGCTTGATCAAGCATCACGCACGGGTCTTGTGTTCCGTGAACCACCAGGTGGCTGTGTCCGTGGTTGGCGTCCTGGCCAGAGCAGCCTTGAAGTCGACCGTAACTCGCATCGAGGGTCGCGGTAACGCATGGAACGTCGTCGTAGCTGTATCCGCCAGACTTGCGTGCGCCGCCGGTGAGGGTTTGCGCGACAACAAAGTGGCCTGCTGCTGCTCCGTCTGGGCGGCCGCCGGCCCCGCCGCTGAACGCATGGCTGGTAAGTGCTCCAGCCACCTCTGGGTGCAGGAAGAACGTTTCGCTTTCCATGTCGAGCCGGCTGTCCTTGGCGGTGAGTGTTGCCGACCGCTCGACTGATCCTTCCAGGCTGTGTCCGCCGAACGCCGGCACGCCGCAGAACACACCAACCGCCGGGCCTTCGTCACCCTCGCAATTCGGGCATCCGTACTGCCCTAGTGACTCGTCGAAGGTGTATCCGCATCCGCACTGGAGCGCAGGGCCGAAAGGAGCTGACCCGGTAACGTCTTGCCCCTCGCCTCGGCGCGGCGCAGTATCCCGGCGCACGCCTTCTCGCTCAAAAAGTACCTCGGTGGGATCGAAGTCGTCTCGAGCACTTGCGACAACGAACACACGGCGGCGTCGTTGGGCCAGGCCGAAATATTGGGCGTCCAGGATCCTCCACGCGATTGTTCTTTTGGGTCCATACACACAACCAGCGTCCGGCCATTTTTTCCCTGAAGGCTGCAGTTCGCAGTCTTCCCCAGCAAGCGCGCCAAGAAAGCATCCGAAGGCGTTCCCTTTGTCGCTGAGGACACCGGGGACGTTTTCCCAGACGATGACGCAGGCGGGCTTTCGCTGGCCGGCGCGAACATAGTCAACTGCATCTGCAAGCTCCACGTATTTGATGGTGAGGGCGCCGCGCGGGTCGGTGAGGCCTTCGCGCATGCCGGCCACGCTGAACGCCTGACAAGGCGTACCGCCGACGAGGACGTCCGGAGCGGCGATCTTGCCGGCCAGCACCAGGGCTCCGAGTTTGGTCATATCTCCGAGGTTCGGCGTGTTCGGGTAGTGGTGGGCCAGCACCGCGCCGGGGAAGGCTTCGATCTCGGCGAACCAGGTGGCGCGCATGCCGATCGGCTTCCATGCAAGCGTTGCCGCCTCGATGCCGGAGCAGACCGAGCCGTAAGTGATTTCCATAGGGGATCCTCGCCGGCTGGCGTGATTCGTAGAAGTGGGGTATCGGTTATTCGTCGTGGTTGATGCGAAGTGCTTCGCGGTCGTAGGCGAGCTTCAATTTCCGCGACACGTTTTCGGGTATTTCGTATTTGTGTCGCGGCGGGGTGAGCAGGGGAAGGGCGCCGCCCGGGCCGAGGTCGTGCAGGTGGTGAATCATCAGCGTGATCGCCTCGCCCGGTTCCTCGATGCCGCTCCAGGCCATCAGCTCAGCAAGGGCTTGGCGCGTAGCGGGCAGGGTGTGGAACCGAACCTCTACTTCGCTGCGGCTCTTCCTCTTCGCCGCGGTTTTCTCTTGGCGCTCCGCGTTGCTCTTGGCCATGGCCTACCTCTTCAATTCCGCTGGCCGGCAAGTCCAGCCAGGTCTGTCGGCGGCGCGTGGCCGCCCGGTTGGTGGTTCGTTTCATCGAAATGCGGGCTTCAGCGTTGGGAAGTCGATCTTGTTGTCCCGGACGATCCGGTCGAGCATGTTGTAACTGATCGCCAAAGCCTTGCAGCACTGGCTTCGGTTCATGCCGCCGGCGATGCAGTCCCTGATTCGACCGACCAATCGCGCTTCCAGATCGGGCGGCGCTTTGTTTGGCGCCGTACCGGTCTTCTGTCGGACCTGGAACTTGATACCGTGCTTCGAGGCGATCGCCTTCAGCGTGGCCAGGGCGATACCCTCCCGCTCGCAGATCTCGTTACAAGTCATCGTCTTGGCCATTTCGCGGATCCGCGAAACCCGCTGAGTTGTTTTGTCTCTCACCTTCGGCCGCTGGAAGGTTGGCGGGTGCTTCCGCTCAGAGGTGCTGGTGAACTTGATCGGGGCGGGTTTTGGCACATCGATCTTTCCGCCGGCCGCTAGGGACTGGGCGATTTGCTCGGAGAGCTCGCTGGCGTCCTTGCGCCGCTGTTCGACGTCGTTGAGGTGGTTGCTGATCATGCTCAAGCTCCCAATCTGTGGGCCTGTGCCCGTGCTTTGTCGGAGACTTCATCCACCATCCTGCCGAGTTCCAGATTGAACTGGACCAGCTCTTGATGAAGCATGGCGATGTACTCGTCGTCGCGCTTGATGGTCTCGATGTACAGCCGGCAGTCTTCGTCTTGGCGTGGATCGAATGACAGGAAATCCCACCACTCTCGCCCCGTCACGAACATGCAGCCCTGAACCTGCGGCTTGTGTTCGTCGGGCATTCCTTCAAGCCAGGTGCGGACGTGGACGGCCTCATTGAATGGGCACTTCGACTCAATGCCGCCATCCTCGCCAATCAAACCGTCCGGCGAGCAGCCCAGCCAGTCGTATTTTGGGTGAACCACAAAGCCCGATTTGATGACGGTATTCCCTGTGAGAATTTCGTAAAAATCGTGGCTCGACTGCTCGACTTCTGTGCCCCAGGCCATCGACTTGCTGCTGACAGAATGTTTCGATCGGTTCGCCAAGCGTTCAAAGGCCAGCTCACGCATGTAGGTAGTTCGGGCAGCAAGCGGCTTGCGTTTGCCATGCTTGTCACGATCTCCCCAAGCGATCACGTCCTTGAACCTGCTGGCTGTCAGGCGCCCGCTGCGGTCCTGATGCCACTGCTCGGTGCGCTGAAGATCTACAGCGGTGTTCATTGGCTGCCTCCTTGCTGATCGCTTTCCGCATGAGCGTCGGCGCTTTCGTTGACGGTCGTGAACTCCGCATCTATGGTCTGCGCAATCGTCTTAAGTTCGCCGTGACGGGTTACGCCAATGGCGCCGCGCTGCTGAGGTTTCAGCGCCTTCCAGGCTTTTTCGTAGCCGTCAATTCCTTGCTCCTGAGCGACCTTTTTCAACTGCTCGAACAGGTCTGCGGTTGCGTCGGTGGTGTCACCTTGAGGAACTGACGCTGCGCCAACGTCTGCAGGCTTGTTCGATGAAGCTGATGGGTTTCCAGCTTGCGGCGTAATGTCGATTTCCTCGGAGGACGGCATCTCGTCGCTGGTGTAGACCCCGAGGATGACATCAGGGGCGTGGAGCCGAGCCCATTTCCGAATCGCCAAGTATGCAATCTGCTGCTTGGGGTCAGTGGCCCATTGGGTAGAGAAGCGCGGGTAGGCCTGGGTCATCATGACCTTGACCTCGCGCGGTACCGTTTCGCCGATCATTGTCAGGCGAACGATGATGCCGAGGCCTTGCTCATCCTCTTTCTTCCAAGCTGCTGTGTAGTATTTTCCGCCCTTGTCGGACTTGTTTTCGTTCACGCGACCGAGGATTTTGTCCCAGTCGCCCAGGTACTCGTATTCGGGGCGTCCCTGAATGGGGGCCCGGGAAATCACGACAGCGTTGATGAGCTGCGCCTCATACCCAAGGGCGCCACCTTGCGTAACGTGAGTTTTCTGAGCTACAGCGAAGGGGCTGATGCCCCACTGCATCGACTGCATGACAATGGCCATACAATCTGCTTGGTTTCCGCGAAAGTGCTGAGGCACGGCGGTTTTTCCGCCCGCCATCATGACGGCAAGATCTGTCATCGACTGCATGCTTTCGCGGTTGAGGATCAGCGCGGTCGGGCTGGCAAAATCCGTCGAAATTTCGGACAGCTGGGTAGATGCGTTCATTACGTACTCCATAGCCGACGACTATGGTCGGCCTCGGGGTGAATTCAGGTTCGTTAGAACGACAGGGCGCGCAGCCAGGCCGATGCCTCGTCATTGGTGACGCAGAAGGCCATGGCCACGACCTCGACCACTTCGTTGGCGCTCGGCATGTTCGAGTCAGTGGCAACGTTTTCTTGGCGTGCGGAATCAGCTTCTGTCACCACCGCTGGTGCTGCTTGGGTTGCTACTGGAGTCGCGACGACTTCTGCGACTGATGCAGGTGCAGCAGCCTGTGCGCGCAGGCGAGCCAGTTCTTCTTGATCACGCTGATGCTGAGCTTCCCGTTCGCGCAGTTGGCGCTGCTGTTCTTCCTGCTGCTCACGTTGCTGGCGTTGCTGCGCTTCCAAGTCGCGGCGCTGCCGGTCCAGTTCGTCTTGCTGTTTCTTCAGTCGCAGGCTGTCTTCCTCGGCGCGCTGCTTGCGCAGTTCCTCAGCCTCCGCGTCGGCAATGCGCTGTTTCTCGCGTAGTTCTTCGAGTTCTTTCTGTTGAGCCGCCAGCTTGGCCGCGGCTTCCTCGCGGTCAACAGCAGCCCTGTGCAGGGTTTCGAGCTGCTCAATAGCGTTGTCGCGGGCGATGGTGCCTTCTGCTTCAAACTCGGCATATTCGTCGGGCAGGATTACCGACTCTTTGACGTTCTGCAGGACGTTTGCTACATCGGCAGCGCTGCGAGTTGCGTAGGCGGCAGCGACCGAGCTGAACCGCGTGATTTTTGCCCGGATGCCTTCGACACGCTCAGCTTCGAGACGATCACGTTCGGCCTTGGCATCAGCCGCGCGCTTTTCCTCGCCCTTGATTGCTTCGTCGACAGGCGCTTCGATCGCCAGCACGCGCTCCTTCAGCGCTTCACCAAATTCCTTCACTTGGTTGACGCGAGCCTGGGCGTCTTTAACCGCCTGCTGGTAGGGAACCAGTGCTGTTTTGGTGGTGTTGGCCAAGGCATAGCGGACATCGCGAATATCAACGCGAACTTCCTTCGCATTCGCCAAGCCTTCACTAGTAGAGCAGTCGACAACCAGATTTGCGTAGGTCGTTTCCAGGCGGACGATTTGTTCTTCATGCGGCCGATATTCGGCGATGTCGGTGACAGCTACTTTAGGCGCTACGGCGGTCATTTCGATGGATTCTTGCAGCGGTGCTTGTTGGGCTTTTGCGGACATGACGGTTCCTTGCCGCGCCGAGCGCAGCTTGTGGTGGTGTTGTTTATTGAGTGATGCGGTCGGCGAGGGCGCTGAGCAGCATCAGGAAGGTGAAAACGCCGATGGCGGAGAATGAGCCGCGCCGGATCAGAATGCGGCGGGCCAACTGCCGGGAGGTCACCGGAACACCCGGTAGCTAGTCGACTGCGGGGGCTGGCAGGTACTGGAGGAGTCGCGCGCCACGTTGTAGCCGGCCATGATCAGCAGCAGGCCGCCAGCGAGAATCCAGAACATGATCTTCATCAGGAGAGCCTCGCGATAAGCATTCCCCGGCGCGTCCGGATCGTGATGCGGGTTGGCAGATCGGCGACCAGAAAGAAGCCCTGGCGCTGCAGGGCTTCGGTCATTGCTTTGGCATTGCGGGCGATGATGGTCATGCGGCTGCTTCCTGCTTGAATTTCGCGTTGAAGGAGGCGTAGATCTGGTCGATGCGCGCCCGGTAATGCCGATGCTCTGCGTCGTCGATAGCGCGAAGCATGTAAGCCAGGGTGATGCAGGACGTCGCGGCCGCGCTGGCGTTGGGCTTTCCGAGTTCGTGGATCATGTTTTCGATCTCACCCTCGATCCAGGTGATCGCCGTTCGATGGTCACGCTGCTGGACGTTCATTTCAGCCCCCAGAACTCGCCGTACGCGACGACAGCGGCTGCAACACGCTTGGCCCTGGCCTGGAGGTCGAGCTTTTCTTGCGCATCCCGCTCAGCCTGCAACTGCGTGCGCTTCAGCGCTGCGGCCTCGTAGTCGTGGAAGTCATCAGCCTTCGGCGCCCGTGGTCGCCCCCAATCGTCGTAGCGCCTGTCCCACTCTCGGGCCTGCGCACTGTCTGCATAGCTGGTTGCCATGTTCGCCTCCGTGGTGGCGGGGTGTTGATCCAACAAAACTCGGATGCACTCATCCGCTCCGCTGGTTGCCGTTGGGCGCGGAGGGGAGTGCATTCGTAGTGGTGTCGGAAGGGCTACACTGATTTGCCTGCTCAACGAAAGTCGGAGGCTTTAATGAAATTGATTTTTCGCTGGGCGCTCAGTGCTCTTCTTTTAACTTTCGGCGTTAGTGTGTGGGCGGAAAAAGAAGATGAACAAAGCACTTTAGCGCTGCTCATTACCGCGAAGTTCTCCGGTGGGTGTGGAATCCTTTCTCAGATGGCCACCTTTCAAGAGTCCACCAAGATGGAGGGCGGAGACGATTTTCTGATGCGCTTTCTGAATACTGAATCTGCGAGACTTGGCATGTCGGTGGCCCAATACCTAGAGCAGTGCCGCAAATCGGGTGAGATTTACCAATCCTATTACGATGCACTGCAAGGAACGCCCGCTCCTTGAGCGCTTTTTCTTCCAGAAGATAATCAGTGATTACCCAGGCCCGCTGCTGGCGACGGCCTGGGGTTGCAGCATCAAGTTGTCTTCGAGCGCTGGGGTGGCCTACCGCTTCCGGCCGATGCGCGGTGACATCGACGGCCTACTGTCCGCTGCCTGTATGAGAGATGGGCGCCGGCCTTCAGGCTTACCGCGCCGCGCGAGGTGGATCAGTTCATCTATTTCATGATGGTCATCCTCCAGTGCGCGCCGTTGGCATCTTGGCGGGCGCTCGCCGTAATCAGCTGGTGCTGCATGCAGGTGGGCGGTTATTGGCCGCAGTTTCGTCCGCATCGGGGTGTGATCTGTCGTCCGGTCTGGGCTGCCCGGCTTGCTGGCTTTCGCCTCCCACATTCCTCCGCTCCGGCTTCCCATTTCTGGGCTCCCCCATTGCAGGGCAAACAGATCACACCCCGATGCGCTCTCATAGAGAGGATCGGGCAGCAGACTTGCAATCCGCTGCCGTCATTCGATGGCCGTCTTCGCACTCAACTACGCGCACGCCGCTGGTGAGGCCACGCTCAGCGTTGAGCCTGTTCGCCTCGCGGATGCAGGCATTCAGGTCGGCGTCGGCGAAGACCTGCAGCTCTCCGCGCAGGGTTATGTGGATGACCTTGTTCATCGTCTTGCCCTCGGTTGTTTTCCCAATGCACCCGACCAATCAGCGGCTGGGTGCATCAGTGAAAAATTCCGTGTTGCTCGCGCCTCCTACCAGGTCATTCGCCAGTTCGGTCAACACCTCGTCCGCCGTCGCAGTTCTGCGCGTTGGTAGCCTTTCGGGGCTATCGGATCGCCGGTCGCCAGTAGTGGCAGCGCGATTTTTTTCACCTGACTTCATCTCGCCCCACAGGTGTGGCCGGGGCTGACCTCCCAGCGTGAGCCGGGTAATCGTTTATGGCGCGGGTTGTTAAAGAGCGTCGGGTCTCTTGAGGCCCTTCGCAGTGGCTGTGTGTCGCTGCGATGGAGTTAAATATAGGTACTCCCATATTTAGTGTCAATGGGTATACCCATAAATTTCAATTCTCCCGTATTTCTGGTCGCAAAAAAGCCCGCGCTTGGCGGGCTTCAGTTAAGCTCGTGCGATCTACACCGCCTGCTGTTCCAAGTCAGAGCCACAGTATCGGCACTTCTTGGCGGCGGCCTTGATGGTTTCAGCACAGAAAGGGCAGTCTTTCATTTCGAGCTTGCGTTCTGGTTCGAGGCGCGTCGATTCCGGAAAACCACTTGCTCTCGCGAACTCGAGGGGTGTGGGCCTGCTTAGAGCCCATATGAACGCGACAAGCCAACCAATAAACGTCCATCCGGCCAAAAGGTTCAGTGCGAAGATGGGGGTAGCCTTTGGATGTTCGCCAAGCGCACAGATCGCCGGATAGAAGTACAGAGCTACGGCGCTTGGGATAAGCACAATTCGTGCGAGGACTGCAAAATCGCCGTAGCCACGACCAACTAATAAGCTGACTAGGCAAACAATTAACCAAATGGCCAACCCCAAAATTTTCATCATCGACCTCCCTGGAATAGTAGGGAAACTCTAGCATTCATGGCTGAGCGCCACCATCTACTGTGCCGTCAGTCGCCGTCAATGAACGGCAGTGCTATGGGGATCTCTACCGTTGCACCCCCACCAGGTACTTACGATGAACAACGATCGGAAAGCGCAGGCCCTGTCAGCCTGGCGAAAGTTACTCGAAGAGCCAGAAATTCGGATGGATGCCGAGGATCAATATGACGAATTGCTCAAAATGGCTGACACAATGGAGCAGGATGAACTGATCACTCCTGAAGAGTGGCGCCAACTCGTGCGAAAGGCGGGAGTGAAATTCGCTCAGGCGACTGAAGGGCTAGAGGGCGGTACATAGGAGGGAAGGGCGGGATGAAAAAGCCCGGCACTCGGCCGGGCTTGAAGGGTGCTTCTACAAGATACTTACTAAATATTTCAATTCTTTTTTATAACGCTCCGCGGAACTATTAACCTGAAGACGTTTGCCTTCGACATTATGGAAGCTACCAACCTTTAACTTTTCGATTGGAATGCTTTTTGCTCCACTAATGCGACCGGTAGATACAAAGTCATCGGTAATTACGATTGAGTCGGCAGGGTCATCAAAATCGAAAAGATCCGGGTATTTTTCAGCTACAGAAAGAGCTCTTTCAATGTACATGCGCGAAGCGCTATCGGGCGTAGATTTAAGTCTGCTTTTGGCGCCAGCCATTGTGATTACGATAGCCGCTACTTTCGGTGACTGTCGACCACCAGCACGTTGGTTCCAGACTGCGAAGTCTTTCTTGGGATTTGAGAGATGCTCAAGAGTGAGATCAAGAGAATCGATGGAGTGCTCGTCGACTCGAACCGGGATAATAACCGCATCAGCTGCGCACCAAGCCAAGTGGGTGCCGCCAGCATAGAATGGACTAGTGTCCATTAATATTTTTTCCAGCTTCCGGTCTTTTGCTTCTTTGTCTAGAACAGCCCGCAAGATTTCTAACAAGTTTTTAATAGCCTTGGTGTTCTGCTGAGCATTGGCTATCTGCAACTGCTGATAAAGAGTAGAAGGGAATGCAAACATCTCAGCATCACCAGGGATTACATATGATGTCCTTCCGCCTTTAAATGAGTCACAGGATTGACTAGCACGATAGGCAATATCTTCAGGAACATCGCCAAATGCAGAGCCTAAAAGAGCTGGTTGCAATGCGTCAAGTAAAGTGAACTCCGGCTCAATACCACGCATCAGGTTTTCGGTAAGGTTTCGCTGAGCGCATAAATCAGCAATTAAAAGGGAGTGCTTCCTTGAAATTTCATATGCAAGGTTAAAAGAAAGGGTTGACTTTCCAACGCCCCCGCGAAGCGTTGTTACAGCATAATTCCTATATTTAAGGTCGCCCTCTCGGATAAAACCCTCTTCCACCACGAGTCTGTGGTTTTCCAAAATCTTATCGATGCTTGAAGTCAATTGGTTTTCCCTTCAGTCGGGCTCGAGGTGAGCGCTGGAGCGAAAATATCACGCAGGCTATGCAGGTGCAACGGCAAAGTGCAGGTTGTGCAGGTGTTACCTATATTGCGCAGGTATTGCAGGTTAGACGACGACCTGCAGGTGTAGCAGGTGATTTCCATATCGGGGGTGCTGGCTCGGTAGAGCGCAGATCGCCCCAACTCAAATTCTCGCTCACAGCCCATAAAAGTGGTTGAGTAGTGCTAGCTCCACCGCGGCTACGAAAACGCACAGCACGAGAAAGCCAGGACTGAAAACTCGCTTTCGGCCTGACGAGCCTCCACCATCCCAGCTAACGCCCGATTCGCTGGCAGTCAGCATCAGGAAGACCAGCCAAGCGAGGGCGCATAGCTTGCCCCAGAAGCTCAGATTTCTGAATGAGGTCATCCTAGTTTTTCCGCGTCTCGCTCAATTCGGCCGATCATTATTGCTTCTGCATAATTCGCCATCTTGTCCTGAGGTTCCGGCCATCAGCGCGAGTACATCGCCCACCAAAACACGTGTCCAAGGATCGATATCTGTTGCTCCTGGATCTGCTGGAACGTGTAGTCCTCGTCAGGATGCTCGTCACGGTTGAAACTGCGCAGGCGGATTCCGATCGGGATCCGATAGACCTGCTTCACGCGTAGCTGGCCGTTGTGGTTGATGGCGTACATCTCGCCGTCGACGATATCGCTCAGTGAATTTTTCCCCACGTTAACGCCGACCGTGGCGCCGTCGCGCAGAACCGGCACCATGCTGTTGCCGCTCACCACTACACATTTGGCATTGCTGAACTGCACACCGTTGTACCGAAGGTCTTTCTTGAAGAAGCGCAGCCTGGCGGTATCACTTTCCTCAATCACAAACCGGCCTTCGCCGGCGGCGAGTTCCACTTCCTGGAGGAAAGGGACGTAGACCTCGTCATCATCGAGCGGGGTCTCGTCGTCCCAAGTCTCGATGGTGCCCATTCTCACGCTGGGCTGGACTCTCTCCAGCTTGTGCGTATCGGTTCCGCCAAGCATGTCGCCGGTCCCCTCGACCAGCCACATGGGGGACACCCCGCATACGGACGCGATCTGAGCTGCGAAGGCCGTAGCCTTCGATTTTCCCCTCTCCAGATCGGAGATTGAGGTCTGCGTGAGGCCAGCGCGCTCTGCGAGCTCAGTCTGATTGAGCTTGGCGTGGCGGCGGGCGGTTTTGAGTCGGTCTTTGAATTCCATCCGTGGAGTATTACGGGCGCTCCCATACCCTTGCAAATCGGTATTCCCATAACCTACTATATGGGCATTCCCGTATGGAGGGGCATCATGAACGCAATTTACAAGGGCCTCGTTGACTACTTCGGCACCCAGGAGGCCACCGCCGAAAAGCTCAAGGTTGATCAAAGCACCGTTTCCGGCTGGGTTCGGGGGAAGCACGGCATGTCTCCGGTTATTGCAAAGCGAGCGGAGGCGCTGACCGAAGGTGCTTTCAAAAAAGAAAAGCTGTGTCCGTCGTTTCCTTGGGCCGAGATGGCCGCCTAAGCGGCATCCCTGTCCGCCAATCCGTTGAAGCCAGATTAGAAGAGAGCAGTCCCCATGGAAACGTCCAGTCCAAGACATAGCGCCCAAACCCGTGACCAAGTGCTGGTGGCGCACGCGGCAAACCAGATCGCCCGAACCAGCTTGAGTCAGGACGATTTCGCGCAATCGCTGAGCCGTGAGCTGCACCTGTCGATTCCTGAGCGCGCCAAGAAGAGGGAAGTTCCAGATTTCAATTCGCCAGAACTGACCGGTGACGTGAGCGAGTTCGTGAAAGCGACCGGACGCTGGCTGAAACGCGTACAGCGCTGGCTGTCCGGTGATCAGGAAATGCCGTCTTGGCTTGAGGAGTCTTGGGTGAACGCTCTGGAGCCAGAGTTCCGCGACAACTGCATCAACGAACTGGCCGGACGCCACGGCTTGATCGGCGCTCGCCAGATGCAAGGCGACCAATGCGCCAACAAAAGCTTCGGTGCACTAATCCGCGCACTGGGCGATGTGATCGATACCGGCAGCGAAGTATTTGACGACCAGGTGATGTGCGAAGAGGACCTGCCGCACCTGCCGGCGTTCGCCGAGCAATGCCGTCAGGTTGAAGCGCGGGCAGGGGAGCTGGGCCGGAAGGCTGAAGAGCTGATCAAAAAACACCGACCGAATTTGAAGCTTGCCTGAATCCCGGGCACAAAAAAGCCGGGATTGCGCCCCGGCTAATTCATTAACACTTGATGAGGCCGATTATGCATAGCCAACCTACTTCAAGCAATACCCCGAGCAGTGTCGCGACACGTTTTTCGAATTCTGAAAACGTGTCGCGTACTACCATGTCTTCTCAAGAGATCGCCGAGTTGGTCGGCGCTCGCCACGATAGCGTGAAGCGCACGATCGAGCGCCTGGCCGAAAAAGGCGTAATTCAACTTCCACCATTGGTGGAAGTTAAAAATCACCTCAAGCAAACAGTCGAGCAGTACCGGCTCTGCAAGCGCGACAGCTTCGTTGTCGTTGCTCAGCTCAGTCCAGAGTTCACCGCCGCGCTGGTGGATCGCTGGCAGGAGTTGGAAGGGCAGATCGCCCAGCCACGCGAACTCTCCCGCATGGATCTGATTCAGATCGCCTTCGAGGCTGAGCAGCAACGCCTGCAACTGACCATTCAGGTCGAGGCCCAGGCATCGAAAATTCACTCCATGGAAAACCTGTTCAAGGAGGGGATGACCCACACCCAATTCTGCAAGGGCCTCAATGGGGTCAACGTCATGCAGGTTGGCAAGTACCTTGAGGGCCGGAGCTGGCTCTACAACGAGAGCAAATCCGGCCTGCGCTTCCGCGTGGCGTCCTACGCCCGCGACAAGTACATGACCGAGCACCAGCACGAAGTCACTCCCCACGGCAAAGAGCCGTTCGTTTCCTTCACGCCAGTCCTGCTCAAGAAAGGCGCCGCGCGCCTGTACGACCTGTATCTGGCTGGCGAGCTGCCCATGAAGAAGACCTGGGACGGACTGTTCACCCACGACAAAGCACTGCGCGGTGCAGCATGAGCATGGGCCTGATGGTCGCCGCGATGAAACTTCGCGTCGGCAATCCACTGCGCAAGCTGGTACTCATCAAGCTCGCAGACAATGCCAGCGATATTGGTGAGTGCTGGCCGTCTTACCAACACATCGCCGATCAGTGCGAGATCAGCAGGCGTTCTGTTATGAACCACATCACCGCCTTATGTGAGTCGGGGCTGCTGCGCAAGGAAGTCAGGAAGGGTGGGCCGAAGGGCAATTCGTCGAATGTTTACTTCCTGACTCTTGATGGTGGTGCACCTCCTGCACCAGGGGTAGGGCAGCAGATTCACCAGGGTGGTGCAGCAGGTTCACCCCCTAGTGAATCTCCTGCACTAGGGGGTAGTGCAGGAGCTGCACCCAGAACCAGTCACTCTCCTGAACCAGTCAATGAACCGGTCATTGAACCAATTGCCACCCCAGCTTCCGCCGAGGGTGTGCCGGCTCAATCCCGCAACTTGGTGCTGGTTGTTGACCGCACCGACGCTCCACGGGTCGAGATCCCCGCCGACATGCCTGGACCAAAAGACCAGTCCTGCAAAACCTTCAAGGTCTGGGCGAACTACGCCATGGCATACCGCAAGCGCTACCACGGGGCATGGCCGGTGTGGAACGCCAAGGTCGGCGGCCAGCTCGGTCAACTGGTCGACCGGCTCGGCGCCGATGTCGCTCACCACGTCGCCGCTCACTACCTGAAGACCAGCGACGCCGGCGTCCTGCGCAAGTGCCACAGCCTCAACGAACTGCTGGCCAACGCCGAGAGTTACCACACCCAGTGGGTGACCGGTCAGCGCATCAATGGAACCACCGCTCGCCAGATGGAGCGTACCGAGGCAAACGTCTCCGCTGCGGAGCAGGCCGCGCAAATGGTTTTGGCCAAGCGCCAAGGGGGAGAGCGCAATGAATACCTCTGAAATGAACGATCAGCAGGTAGCCGGGCTCGCTGCAGCGATCTGCGCCACCGCCGAGGCCATGGGCCAAGAAATGAACCCAGGCACAGCGGCAATGATGGCTGAAGACCTCTGCGCTTACTCGGTGCCCACCGTGAAGGCTGCGCTCAAGGCCTGCCGCTTCGAGGTGAAAGGCAAGCTGGCGATGGCCGACATTCTCCAACGAGTGCAGGCCGCCGACGGTCGTCCGGGCAAGGACGAAGCTTGGGCGATCGCAATGACCACGAACGACGAGTTCGAAACCGTGGTGCTGACCGACGAAATCCAACTAGCGCTGGCCGCTGCAAAACCAGTCCTCGATGCCGGCGACAAGGTCGGTGCGCGCATGGCGTTCAACAGCGCTTACGAGCGGCTGGTGGGGCAGGCCCGAGAAGATAACAAAAAGGTGAACTGGCATGTCTCTGTCGGCTTCGATGCCAACCGCCGCACGCAGGCGATCACCAAGGCTGTACAGATGCAGCGTATCCCGCAAGAGCGCGCTCAACAGTACCTGGCCGACTTGAGTGTCGCGCCGGTCACTGAAGACGGTAGGGCCGTCGTCGCGCTGATTACCGGCGAGGTAGCACGGCCTTCGCCAAAACTGCGCGAAAAGCTCGCCGCGGTGAAGGACTCGATGCTGGCTATGCGCAAAGCCTCAGATGAGGAAAAAACAGAACTGCGGATTTTGGCAGCCAACGAGCTGGCGGATCGCCGGGCGCTGCTCATTCAGCAGGCCGAACAATTGAAAGCAAGGAGCGCGGCTCAATGACCGATATCACTGACCAGAAAAAGCAGGCTGAGGCAGGCTTCAAAAACTTCCACCGCAGCCTTTGCGAGCGCTTCGGGTACTTCCACGACGAAATCGACTGGCAGCGTGACCAGGTGTCGCTGGAGGAGCACATCGCCACGCAGTTCAGCCATGTCAGCGCTGAGAATGTCGCGCTACGCGGGCAGGTTGAGGCATTGCAGCGCGCTGCTGGCCAGCTCCAGGAGCAGGTCGAGGCTCTCGGCGTGAAGGAGGCGCCATGAATCCCGAATACACGATCCGCGACCAACGCGACATCAACCGCCTCGCCGGTGTCCTTCACGCCATCGACCTCAGCAAACCGAAGGTGGTGGTGATCCGCGACGAGAAACGCCCGGACATCTGCAACCGGAAGATGTGGGCGATGCTCAAGGACGTATCCGAGCAGGTGGTCTGGCACGGCAAGAAGCTCACCAGCGAAGACTGGAAGTGCCTTTTCAGTGCCTCGCTGGAGAAACAGCGCGCAGAGCCTGGCCTCGACGGCGGTTTTGTGGTGATGGCCGTATCCACTCGCAAGCAGTCGCAGAAGTGGTTCAGCGATCTGTTCGAGCTGATGCATGCCTTCGGCGCCGAGCATGGCGTGCGCTGGACTGAGCAGGACAAGTGGGGAGGGCGGTATTGATGAGCGATGGACTTGGAATCACCACTGAAACGACCGTGTTTTTGTCCGTCGATAAGCTGGTCAAGGAAATGGATGAGGAAGACATCGCAGGGTTCTGCAGCGCTGTGGCGCTTCGACTGGATAGCGAGTATGCGAATAGAGCGGAAGCGGCTAGCGAGTTCGCCGGGGGCCTATCTGAGCTTGGCTGCCGGTTTCTTGCCGAAGTGGTGGCGAATTTTTACATGCGTGAAAAGCGGGAGAGCCGCCGATGATCGCCGCCAAGATGCCCAAGCCGAAGAAGTGCAAGAACCCAGCGTGCGGCAGCAGCTTCCCGCCGCAACGCTTGGGTCAGGCGGTTTGCAGCCCGAAGTGCGCGCTGGCCATGGCGCCGGCGAACGCAGACAAAGCCCGCAAGGCTATCGCCCAGCGTGACCGCCGCGAGATCAAGGTCCGGAAGGAGAAACTGAAGAGCAGGGCGGATCACCTGCGCGAGGCCCAGGCTGCCGTGAACGAGTACGTCCGCCTGCGTGACGCGCAACTGCCGTGTATCAGCTGCGACTCGATGCCGAACGACAGCGACCTCATGACGGGCAGCCGCTGGGACGCTGGGCATTACCGATCCGTGGGCGCCTGCCCGGAACTGCGCTTCGAGCCGCTGAACATCCACCGCCAGTGCGTGAAGTGCAATCGCAACCTGTCCGGCAACGCGGTCGAGTACCGGATCCGGCTGGTGCTGCGCCTCGGCGCCGAAACCGTGGCTTGGCTCGAAGGGTCTCATGAGCCCCGCAAGTACACCGTGGAAGAAATCAAAACCATCAAGGCCGAATACCGGGCCAAGACCCGCGAACTGAAGAGGGCTGCAGCATGATCTATCGCAACGTGATTTCCGCAGTGGTCCGGGCTCTGGCCGCCGAGACAATCAACTCTGCCGGTGGCTGTGACTTCGAGCCTAAGGTGCAGTGCGCCAAGCAGAAGGGGGAGATTGTCGGCAAAGAGGCTGCATTCCTGGCTGACTGTTGGGTGTTTGGCCGCTTGCACAAGTCGCTGTCGCCGGCGCATTGGCGGGCTCTGGTCGCTAAGTTCTCGACGCACACCGAGCGCAAGCACGCAGCAATTACCGAGCTCACCAAGGTCATGCGGTCTCCGGCCCCTGAGCGGTTCCTTCACTGTGCTGTCGTTACTTGGGCATTGCCGAAGCTGGCTGGCGTGGACGGGAAGCGGTCGACCAACGTCCTGCCGGCCGGCTGGTACGAGATGGACAACTGGTCGAATGAACCTCACCCGATCAAGACACAGGAGCGGTGGAGGAGGGAAATCCGCAAGGCGCTGGAGCGCGAAGTGGATGAGGCCTTGATGTCTGCTCAAGTCCTGTTGGATGCAGAGGGACTTATTGATACACAAGCCGCTTGACGGCAAGTGAGCCAATGAGCCATTATTCACCCATCCTGTCATTCCTGCGTGTGTGAGGAGTGACAAAATAGCTTCGGGGGGCGAACGGTTCGATTCCGGCAGCTCTCACAGCTACCCAGATGGCATTGCTGTTTGTTATGGCGGTTTTCATGACCGTGCTTTACACAACTCCAGAAATGCTGACCGCGACAGTTATTACGTTCGCGGACGAGGGTAGTAAGATGACCGAGATCCCATATTTCACCGCGCTGTTTTTCAAGCCTGTTGCAATCGTGATATCAGCCATCTGGTGTAGCTGCATCGCTGCTGGCGCAGTTCCCCACTCCATCTGAGGCTTAACCGCCTCGACTAAACCCGGCCACCGCGCCGGGTTTTTTATTGCCTCGAATTTACCTGTAGCCAGGACATCCCTCGGGAAGGCCTGGACGTCGATAGCCGGATAGTGCGACGTACGGAAACAACACCGGCAGCCCGTGCACCCTGACCTCACCATTTGCTTCAGGGTGGCGCGAGACTGGATCAGCGAGATCGATGCAAAGGGGCGTCGACGTTGAGAAGGCCTTTGGCGGACAGCGCGGAAAGACGCGCGCACCTATTCAGGGCCTCTGCATTCGCAGGGGCCTTTTCGTTTCCATCATGCACACGGAGTCGAGCGCATGGAGTTATTGCAGCGCCTGCTCGACAAGATCGACAGGTTTGAATTGCTGATCGCGGGACTGATCGGCGCTGTCGTCGCAAGCTGGTGGCACAAGGACGATCTGGCCGACTGGCGCGCCTGGCTGATCTTCCTGATCACCGGTATCGCTTGCTCGCTGTACCTGACGAGCATGGTCAGCACCTACCTCGGTGTGACCGAACCGAAGATCGTCGCAGGCATTGGCTTCCTGCTCGGCACCTTCGGGGGATCGCTGCTCGCGGCCATCAACCGAGCCATCAAAGCCGCTGACCTCTGGGCGCTTATTCGCCAGCGGTTCGGGGGAGGCAATCCACCATGAATCTTGAACTGATGAACTCCATCGCCTGCGGCTTGATTGCAGTGTGGGCGACCTGGTGTGTTCTGAGCGGGAAAGTGCGGGACGGCGTCATCGGCAAGCTGATCTATTCGGCGATCGCCATCAGCGGTTTCGTTGTGATGAGCCGTGAGCAGACCATCTTCATGATGGGCCCGACCACGGCCGGCATCACGCTGCATGCTTCCTTGGCCCTGGCCGGTATGCGCCACATCTTCATGGTCATCTGGTGGCGGCGGGTGAAGGCCTGGCTGTGTCGGACGCTGAACTGTGAGCACTGCCTGCGCTGCGACAAGGCGCCGGGCGGGATCGAACGCCGATCCAAGTAAGTCGCGACACGTTTCGCGAATCAGCAAATTGTGTCGCGACACGTCAATTACTTGATGGTCACCTTTGAAGTGATCTCGTAAACCGAATAGCCCTTGGCTTGGAAGTCATCCCATACGGTCTGTGGATCGAAACCGAAAAGCCGTTCTGATGTGTCCAGCTCGATGGCCTTTTCAGTCACCTCTGGGCCAATCCAGCGCAAGGTGTCATCAGAAAGATCATCCAGCGACTTATCTTCAGGAATGGCGAGCGCCCGATGCTTCTGGTTGTTGTAGTAGGCCGTGGCTTTGAATTTCATATCTCTGCTCCGTGAGTGTTGGAGCGTAACCAATACCGGCAACCAGCCACCATTTCAAGCACTGCACGAGGAAGACAATGACGACCATTGCCTACAAAGACGGCGTTATCGCCTATGACTCTCGCCAGACCCGAAGTGATCGAATCGTTTCTGACAATTCGCCGAAGTGCCAGGTTGTTGATGGGGTCAGCTTTTTCCTGTCTGGCGCGGTGTGCGACGAGAGGGCATTGATTGCCGCCTACTTTGGCACCCCGTCACCTGTTCCTGTGGAGTGCTCGGGCTATGCGGTCGATGCCGGCAAGCTGATGCTGGTCGGTCATGATGACAAGACCGGAATCTGGAAACAGGATCTCGATCTATCCAACCCAGACGCCATTGGCAGCGGCGCCCAATATGCCTTGGCTGCAATGGATATGGGCGCAACCGCCGAGGAGGCTGTCGCGGCGGCGGCCAAGCGTGATGTCTACACCGGCGGTGCGATTCGCACAATGAGCATCAAGGAACGATAAGGATTCCCCATGACAACCAAGCAACCCGACTGGGAGGCGATCGAACGAGCCTACCGGGCCGGTTCGCTTTCCATCAGAACCATCGCTGAGCGCCACGGCGTGAGTGACACCGCAATCAGGAAGAAAGCCAAGGCCCTTCGATGGGCAAGAGACCTTTCTGACCAGGTGCGCAAAGAGGTTCGCAGCAAGCTGGTTCGCGGAGAGGTTCGCAACGATCAAGGCGCGAACCGCGAACTGGATGCCGAGATCATCGAAGAGGCCGCAGAGGAAGGCGCTCGGGTGGTTCGCAGCCACCGTCGCGACATTCGCAAGGCGACGATCCTTGCGAACCTGCTGATGGATGATCTGATGACCACCATCCAGCGCCGCGAAGAGATCGAAGACGCGATCGAGGATGAAACCTCTGAAGACAACAACGGCATGCGTCGGGCTTCGATGCTCGCCGCCGTGGCGCTGCCCAGCAATTCCAAAACACTGTTCCAGCTTTCCTCTGCAATGAAGAACCTGCAGGTTCTGGAGCGTCAGGCATATAGCCTGGACGAGAAGGAGAAGACGGACGACGCCGACGAGCTCTCGAAGTTGATGGACGAATTATCGAAGGACGCCTGACATGAAGCCCGAGCACATGAAGCTGCTCCGGGATAAGCGTTGGCGGTTGAACAATCTGTACTTCATCACCGACAAGCAGGGCAAGAAAGTCCGCTTCCGGATGACGGACGAGCAGATTGAATACTTCGATGGGATGCACACCCGCAACATCATCCTGAAGGCTCGTCAGCTCGGCTTCACCACTGAGTGCTGCATCATCCAGCTCGACGCCGCTCTGTTCGAGTCGGCCAAGTGCGCGCTGATCGCCCACACCCTGAACGACGCCAAGCGCCTGTTCCGGGAAAAGGTGAAGTACGCCTACGACAACCTGCCGAAAGAGATCCGCGCCGCGAACCCCGCGAGCAACGACGCCGCCGGTGAGCTGGTGTTCAGCAAAGGCGGTTCGCTCTACGTCAGCACGTCCTTCCGAGGCGGCACGCTGCGTTACCTGCACGTCTCCGAGTTCGGGAAGATCTGCGCCAAGTTTCCACACAAGGCCCGCGAGATCGTCACCGGTGCCTTCGAGGCGGTGGCCACTGACTGCTTTGTCACAATCGAGTCAACGGCTGAGGGCCGGGCCGGCTACTTCTTCGACTACTCGCAGAGCGCAGAGAAGCAGCTGCTGTCCGGTACGCCGCTTGGCAAGCTGGACTGGAAGTTCTTTTTCTTCAGCTGGTGGAAGAATCAGGCCTACTGGCTCGACCCGGCCGAGGCGGTCATCCCGCAGCGCCTGACAGACTACTTCAACGAGCTGGCTGCAAAGCACGGCATTGTCACAAACCCGGGCCAGCGCGCCTGGTACGCCGCTAAGGAGAAGACTCTCGGCGACGACATGAAGCGGGAATACCCGTCGATCCCGGCCGAAGCCTTCCAGCAGTCGATCGAGGGCGCCTACTACGCCCAGCAGTTCACAAAGCTGTATGCCGCTCAGCGCATTGGCGTGATACCGAACAACAGCCACCTGCCGGTGATGACCTTCTGGGACATCGGCGTCAGCGACTCCACGGCCATTTGGTTCGTGCGCCAGGTTGGGGAAGAGTTTCACGTCATCGATTACTACGAGAACTCAGGCGAAGGCCTGCGGCATTACATGAAGGTGCTCAAGGACAAGGGCTACACCTATTCCGAGCACTGGGGACCGCACGACATCGACAACCGCGAGTTCGGCAGCGATGCCAAGACCCGCCGAGAGCTGGCCCGCGAGGGTTACGAGATCGACGGCGAGAAGTACAGCATGACCTTCGAGATAGTCCCCAAGATCGGCGTCAACGACGGCATCGAACAGGTTCGCGAGATCCTGCCGAAGTGTGTGTTCGATGAGGCCAAGTGCGAAGAGGGGATTGGTTGCCTCGAAAACTACAAAAAAGAATGGGACGACAAGCGCGGCTGCTGGAAAAACAACCCGCTCCATGACTGGACCTCTCACGGATCCGACGGATTCCGGTACTTCGCTGTGGCGAAGAGCGCTCGGAAGCCGGCCACCAAAATCAGAATGGGATTTGCACGCTGATGAGCGACGTCACTTTCACTCGCCCCGAGCACGACGCGGCGAAAAACCGCTGGCGCTTGGTGCGCGACGTCTGCAAAGGCTCCGAAACCATCAAGGCTGCTGGCGACCGCTACCTACCAAGGCCGAACGCGGCCGACACAAGCGAGGACAACAAGCAGCGCTATGAGGCGTACAAGAAGCGGGCGGTGTTCTACAACGCCACCGGCAGAACGAAGCACAGCCTCGTCGGCGCGGTATTCCGTACCTGGCCAACGCTTACCGTTCCTGGTGCGCTCGACTACGTGGCCAAGGACATCGACGGCCAAGGCGTGAGCGTTTACCAGCAGTCCCAGTCGGTGATCGGGCATCTGCTCGAAGTGGGCCGGCACGGGCTGCTGGTGGATTACGCCTCAGTCGAGGCTGGAACGGTCAGCAGGGCCGACGAGCTTTCCGGACGCGCCCGGGCAAACATTGCCAGCTACACCGCAGAGTCGATCATCAACTGGAAGACTCGCCAGGTCGGCGGTCAGCACCTGCTGAGCCTTGTCGTGCTGCGTGAGACGGTAGATGTCGACACGGATGATGGCTTCGGCAGTGAGCAGGTTGTTCAGTACCGCGTATTGCGCCTGGAATCTGCCGGGATGTACACGCAAGAAGTCTGGAGAGAAGGGACGGGTGAGACTGCTCAGGTTGTTGCACCATTCACGCCGCTCAATGGCTTGGGGCGGCCATGGAAGTTGATCCCGTTCCAGTTCGTTGGTAGCGAAAACAACGACACCAGCATCGACGATTCACCGCTGTACGACATGGCTGAGATCAACATCGGTCATTACCGGAACAGTGCGGACTACGAAGAGGCGGCCTACCTGGTTGGGCAGCCGCAGCCGTGGATGTCCGGCCTGAGCGATCAATGGCGCGACCATTTGGAAGAAGAGGGCATCTACCTCGGCTCCCGAGCGCCTTGGTTGCTCCCCCAAGGCGGCGCCTGCGGAATGATGCAGGCTCAGCCGAATGCACTCGCCAAGGAGGCCATGGACGCGAAGAAGCAGGACATGGTTTCGCTCGGCGCGCGGCTGATTGAGCGTGGTAGTGCGGTGAAGACCGCCACCCAGGCCGACAACGACAGCGCCGCCGAACACAGCGTCCTGTCGCTGGTGGTCAGCAACGTCAGCGAGGCCTACAGCCAGTGCCTGGCGTGGATGGCCGAGTTCGTGAATGCCACCGGCGAGGTGGTCTACAAGCTCAATCAGGACTTCAGCCAGATCACCCTTGATCCTACGGTTTTGGTTGCGCTGTTCAACGCGGTGCAGGGCGGCAAGCTGCCGGAAGGTGACTTCTGGCAGTACCTGCGCGATCGCGGCGTGATCAACCCGGAGAAGACGGACGATGAAATCCGGGATGAACTGGAGGCGCAAAGCACCGGGCCGGCCCTGGATGATGACGAGGTGATCACGAATGGCCGCAAACCAAGCAATCCTTGACGCCACGATCCGGCACGCCGTCTTCCTCGAGCAATTGAAGTCGGGGGAGGTGGCGAAGTTCGCGCCGTTCCTCAAGGAGATCGACCGCTCGATTCGTGAGCGGCTGACCAGGGCCGACCTGACGGATTACACCGTCGCTCGGCTTGAGCGGTTGCTGAGCGAGGTCGACAGCCTGCTGCTGGGCATCTTCGACCGGTACAGCGAGAAGCTAAACCTCGACCTGATGGATATCGCCAACTACGAGGCCGAGTTCGAAGCGACCAGCCTGACCCGTGCGGCACCGGTTGGCGTTTCGTTCGACGCGGCGGTGCCTGGTGCTGCTGCGATCCGCGCTGCAATCCTCACCAACCCGCTCAGCGTGCGCGGCACGGACGGCGGCAAGCTGCTCAAGTCGTTCATTGATGGCTTCACCAGCACCGAGCGGCAACGCCTTACTGGCGCGATCCGGCAGGGCTTCTTCGAAGGCCAAACCAACTTCCAGATCATCAAGAACATTCGCGGCACCAAGGCGCTGAAGTACAACGACGGCATTCTGGCCACGACCAACCGGAATGCGGGTTCGATCGTGCGGACGGCGGTGCAGCACGTCGCCACCCAAGCGCGCATGGAGACGCTGAAAGCGAACTCCGATGTCGTGCAGTCGGTGGAGTGGGTCAGCACGCTGGATTCGAAGACCACCAGCCAGTGCCGGACGCTCGACAAGCGCAGGTTCAAGCTGACCGAGGGGCCGAGGCCGCCAATCCACATCAACTGCCGTTCGACGGTGGTGGCGGTGACGCGCTTCAGCGCACTGTTCGCCGAGGGCGCCACGCGGGCATCCGTTGGCGATAGTGGTGCGCAGCAGGTAAGGGCTGACCTCAGCTACTACGACTGGCTCAAGCAGCAACCTGCGGCATTTCAGGACAAGGCCATTGGCCCGATGCGGGCGAAACTGTTTCGCGAAGGCGGCCTGAGCGTCGAGCGTTTCGCCGAGCTCCAGCTTGATCGCAACTTTTCACCTCTAACCCTTGTGCAGATGAAGGCTCTTGAGCCTTTGGCGTTTGAGCGGGCTGGCATTTGACGAGGCGTTTCAAACCATGTAGTCAGTGCATTTCAACTGATAAATGGATGAATCACGATGAGATACCAAACCGTTGAGCTGAATGATCTGGAGGGGTGGTGGCTCGACTATGTTATTGCCGGAGAGGTTTGCGAATATCGCACGAACGTCAGCTGGCGTCCGGGTGGTTATGGTGCCGATTTAACGATCAGTATTCGTAAAGGGCCGTGGAAAAAATTTTCGCCAAGTACGCTGTGGGCGGATGCGGGTCCGCTGATCGAGGAGTTTAGGATATCTCTTAAACATCTCGACCAAGGTGGGTGGGAGGCAAGCTTAGAAAGTGGTGAGAGTTTCAACCATCACTTCCCTTTGATCGCCGCCATGAAAGCCTTGGCCATGTCCAAGGACAAAAATGGTTTTCAGATCCAAATGTACAGCTGATTGATCAGTCCTCATAAGCCCTGCCTAGTGCGGGGCTTTTTTTTGCCCGCAGGCAGGGCCTGCACCTACGTCTCAGGGAGACAACCAATGCTGAAATTCCAACTGGATACCCTTGAAGGGGTAGATGAAGCCGTGCGCGCTCTTTACACCGAGAAGGACGGCAAGTTCGTACTCGGCATTGAAGGTCTGCCGCAACAAGAAGATGTATCCGGCCTGAAGGCCAAAAACGCAGAACTGCTGGCTGAAAAGAAAGAAATCGAACGGAAGGCGCGCGAGGCCGAAGACGCTGCACGCTTGGAGCGTGAAGAAGCCGCTCGCAAGTCCGGCAACGTCGAAGAGCTCGAACGTTCCTGGACTGAGAAATTCACCCGCCGTGAAGCTGAGCTGACCGGCACTCTGGAACAGGAGCGGGCAACGCTGAGCGGGCAGATCCGGGATCTGACTGTCGGCCGTACCGCTACTGATATCGCGTCTGCCCTGGCTGTTCAGGGCAGCGCCAAAGCCCTGTTGCCGCACATCGAGCGCCGTCTGAGCGTAGAGCAGCGCGACGGGAAGCCTGTTGTGGTCGTCCTCGACGCGCAGGGCAAGCTCTCGGCGGCAACGCTGGACGAGTTGAAAGCAGAAATCGCGAATGACGCGGCGTTCGCGCCGCTGATCGCGGGTAGCAAGGCATCTGGCGGCGGGGCCGGCGGTGCAGGTGGTGGGGGCGGGGCCCCGAAAGGAAAAATCGGCGGTACCAAAGAGGAACGTACGGCTGCGATTGCAAGCCGGTTCCCAGATCTCCCTCAATCGTAAGGAAATAACTCATGTCCCTGTCGCAAATGCAGGTCTTCAACCAGTACATCATGCCAGCGACTCTCGAGACACTGGACCAGTACCTGGCCGCTTTCAACGCCGCAAGCCGTGGCGCTATCGTGCTGTCTCCGGACGGTTTCACTGGCGACTTCCTCCAAGAGTCGTTTTTCCAGACCTTGGCTGCTGCCCAGCGCCGCGTAGATCGCTACAGTGCCAACGCCACCGTTGCTGCCACCGACCTGACCGAGCTGAAGAACACTTCAGTTAAAGTCGCCGGCGGCTTCGGCCCGATCCGCTACGAGCCATCGCAGATGACCTGGCTGGAACGCCCGACTGCGCAAGGCATAGAGGTAGCGAGCCGCGCGTTCGCTGAGATCCTGCTGAAGGATCAACTGAACACCGCAATCGCCGCCCTTGTTGCTGCGATCACTGCCCAGCCTGCTGCCGTCAACGATGTTTCGGCTACTGCCGGCATTACCTATGCCGGCTTGAACAACGCGCATGCCAAGTTCGGCGACGCAAGCCAGAACCTGGTCACCCAAGTGATGCAGGGCACCAGCTATCACAAGTTGGTGGGCCAGAACCTGGCGAACCAGCAACAGCTGTTCCAGGCAGGTAACGTCCGGGTTGTGGACATCCTCGGCAAGATCTCTGTCGTGACGGATGCTCCGGCGCTGATGCAGGCCGGTACTCCAAACAAGGAAATCATCTTGTCCTTGGTACAAGGCGCCGCGCTTGTCCATGACGGCCGCGATATCATCAGCAACGTCCAGACCACCAACGGAAAGGAACGCATCGAGACCACGCTGCAGACCGACTATACCTTCGGCCTGGGTCTGAAGGGTTACACCTGGGATGTCACCGCCGGCGGCAAGTCTCCGACCGACGCCGAGCTGTCCACCGGCACCAACTGGGACAAGACCGCCACCAGCATCAAGCACACCGCCGGTGTTGCTCTGATCGGTGACGCCTCCAAGTAACCCCGTGATGTCCAAGCCGGGACGTGTGCCCGGCTTGGTGGAGATGCAATCATGAACAACAAAATTTGGTATCTGCCCGGTCCGTTCCACCAGTATCTGGAGGACGTGAAGGCGCTGGCGAAGGAGCGCGGTCTCCGAATCATCGACGCGAACGTCACCGAAAGCCGCGAAGGGGAGGCACACGATGTGCCGGAAGTGACGTTGCGACAGGCCGACTCGGCGCCGGTGCTGCTGGTCGCCGGCAGCGGTGGCGTTGACGGCGCTGCGCTGCAAGAGCTGATCGACAAGTTGAACGCGGAGCGCGACGGCATCGTGTCGCTGATTGAGGCTGCCGAAGGTTTGTCGGACCTCGAGCACCCGGGCGCCGGCGAACTGCCGATCCGCTTGTTCGGTGCGCTGAAAGCCCTTCATGAAGGATTTGAAGCGCTCACAGGCGAGGTTGAAACTTTACGCGCCGAAGTCGAACGCCTCAAAGTGGCCGCTGAGCCGGTCGACAATGCCGAGAAGATCGCCGGACTCAAAGCGCAACTCGACGCGGCCAATGTGCCGTATCGGGCGAATGCTTCGGTTGAGTCGCTGGAGAAGGCAGTTTCGGAACTGCCGAAGGCCTAACAACTCGGGCAGCCGGTCACCGGCCGCCCGATACCAACCCACACAGCGAGCTGATTCATGACTCTCATCATCGAGGACGGCACCGGCAAGCCTGACGCCGAAAGCTACGCATCTGCCGAAGACCTGGCCATGTACGCCGTGAAGTTCGGCGTGGTTATCCCGGCGGAAGTACCAGCACAGGAAGCGCTGCTGCGCCGTGCCGCACTGGCGATGGATGGCATGACGTGGAAAGGTCGGAAGACCAACAGCGAGCAGGCCCTTTCCTGGCCGCGTCGGGGCGTCGAGTTGGATCGCGAGATCAAGCCAGGCAACTACCTACCGGCGCGGATCCAGTACGGCCAGATGGCGCTGGCCGCCGAGATCCATGCTGACGATATCGACCCGATCGAGAAGCGCAAAGGCGCGGTAACGCTGGAACGAGTCGAGGGCGCGGTAACTCGCGAGTACGCGACGATCCCGAACACCAGTGGACGACTTTTGCCGGCGGCGCCGGATCGGCCGAGCGCCACTCAGTTTGCTGATTACCTCCAGAAAAGGGGGCTGTTTGCTGTGCGGGCATAATCGGGCGTAGGCTTGCGACTCCATCAAAAAGGAAGTCGATATGGCAGAGCATCAGATAGTTAGAAAACACCCGACTCAGGATGAAAAAGACGCTTGGGATGCTTATGCCAGCGCTGCTCTTTCCTCGCTTGTTGCTATAGGGAGCGAGCCAAATAAACTGGCGGCTTCAAAGGCCGCACAGTTCGCTACCTTGCTACTCAACGAGCGTAGAGAGTTGTTCCCTGAGAAAAAGGCGACGGCTCGAAGCGTGCCTCTCAAGCTTTAACTCAAACTGCCCAGCCATCGCGCTGGGCTTTTCACATCTGGAGCCCACATGGCCTTCTACGACGAAATGGCCGTGATGGCTCTGGAGATGATCACAGAGTTCGGCCAGCCGGTGACCATCCGCGCAACAACTGTCGGCGAGTACGACCCGGAAGCCGGATCGGCACCACCAGACAGCACCAAAGAGCAGACAGCCCAAGGCATTCTGCTCGACTTCACCGGTCAGGAATTTCAGAACAACAGCCTCATCAAGCAGGGCGACAAGAAGCTGAAGATCGCCGCGCAGGGGCTGGAGTGGGTGCCGGACCTGCTGAACAAAGTGATCATTCAGGGCCGCACTTGGTCCATCGTGCCACCGTTGAAAGAGGTGAATCCGGCCGGCACACCGATCCTGTATGAGCTGCAGGTGCGGTCATGAGTCGCGCAGGGGCTGGCCAGTCCGGCAGCTTCGCCTTGAGCTTGGCTGAGTTTGCAGCCAAGACCAGTGAAGCCATCGACGCCAGTGTGCGCGAGATCATCATCGAGCTGGGTAGTAGCCTGATCCGCATGTCGCCCGTTGGTAACCCTGAGATCTGGGCAGCGAACGTCGCTCATCGGCAGGCGAACACCCGGGCGGCCGACGATTACGACTTCAAGGGTGCTGTGCGTAACACGCTTATCAACCTGAACGAAAGCAATTTCACCAAGGCAGGGAAGCTGAAGCGCGGTGTGAAATACGCCAAACCCCTGACCAAAACTGAGCGCGATCAGAACTTCAATGTGAACGGCTTGGTCGCTGGCAAGGACTACGTCGGCGGCCGTTTTCGGGCGAACTGGCATCTGTCCATCGGCGTTGTCGAGAACGTCACATTCGACGAGGTGGACCCGAGCGGCGCCGAGACAATTGCGGCCTTGGTCGCCGCCATCAGCGACTTCACTGCCGGCCAAATGGTCTACCTCATCAACAACTTGCCCTATGCGATCCCGCTGGAGTTCGGGCACTCGACCCAGGCCCCGAGCGGAATGGTCCGGGTAACCGTGGCTCGCTTCCAGCAGATCGTGCAGGAGGCCATCAGGAACAATCATGTATGAGCCACAACATCATCGCTTCGATCTACGAGGCCAAGCTGATCGCGTGGGCGAGGGCGCTACCGACACCGCTGAAGGTGGTCGTTGAGAATGAGGCCTACAACCCGGGCGACAACGACACGTACCTCAAGGCGTTCACGCTGCCAGGAGATACCGCGAGCAACACCCTCGGCGGTGACCATCGTCTGTACACCGGTGTGTTTCAGGTGAGCATCGTGACTCCATCAGGGAAGTATCGAGGTCCAGCAGGGAAGATCGCCGATCAGATCGCCGCGCTGTTTCCCGTGAATGAGCGAAACACTAGGGGAGCTTTCACCGTGGTGACACTGACACCGGTCGAGCAGGGTCCCGGCATTCCCGGCGACTCAACTTTCATCGTGCCGGTGTCTTTCACCTACCGGGCCGACACCAACTAATCCGCCCATTGGGCAAACCCAGAACCCGCCGTTGAGCGGGTTTTGTCATTTCTGCAAAGAGGAAAACCCATGAGCGTCAAAATTCCCAATGGCACTACCTTCGAGATTGCGGCGACGTTGAGCCTTGCGAAGCCGTTCACCGCCATCAGCAACGCCAAGCCGGCAGTGCTAACCGCAGCCGCGCACGGTCTGACAGATGGCGACGTGATCGTCATCGAATCCGCCTGGGCGAAGCTGAACGGTCGCCCGGCGCGCGTCATCGACTCCGACACCGGCGAGTTCGCGGCGGAAGGAATCGATACCACCAGCGTGAAAAATTACCCGGCCGGTTCCGGCGCCGGCAAGGTTCGCGAGGCTTCGGGCTGGACGCAGATCTCGCAAATCACTGAGCCGGCGGCGAACGGTGGCGAGCAACAGTTCCTCACCTACGGTTTCCTCGAAGACGACGATGACCGTCAGCTGCCGACCACGAAATCGGCCAGCAGCATGACCCTGCCGGTGGCGGATGATCCAGCCCAGGCATACGTCGCACTCGTTGAAGCGGCTGACGAAGACAAAGAGCCGCGCCTGATCCGCGCAAATCTCCCGGGCGGCGCAACGATCTACTACTACGCCTATGTTTCGATCACCGCGACCCCGACGTTGAGCCGCAATAACATCATGACGCGGACCATCACTCTTTCGTTCGCCTCCCGCCCAACCCGCTACAACACCTAAGGGGCTCCCATGCCGAAGTTTTCCATTGCGCCGAAGCCGACGTTCACTGTCGATGTGGCGATCCCCCAGGTCGGCGGCAAGCCGGCGATGGTGCCGTTCACGTTCAAATACCGTGACCGCACTGCGCTGGCTGAATTGTTCGACACCTGGAAAGAAAGAGCAGAGGCGATCGGCGAGCGCTTCAAGGGGACAGAGCCGACGCTTTCTGAAATTACCGCCGCAGAGGTTGAGCAGGGTGTCGACCAGATCAAGGAACTGGTCGTGTCCTGGGGCTTCACCGACAAGCTCAGCGATGAATCCATCACAGCACTGGTGAAGAGCTGCGTCGGCGTATCGGATGCGGTAGTGAAGGCCTACAGCGAAGCTTTCGGCAAGGCTCGCTTGGGAAACTGACCGCCGCCGCCCGTGCGCTCTATGAGCCCGAAGGATCGGCGGAGCAGATAGCCTTGTTCGGCTTCTCGCCGGAGGACTACGACGAAACCATCGAAGTCTGGCCAGACAACTGGCCGTCCTTTCTCGTCATGGATGCGATGGGAACCCAGTGGCGCACTGGCGCATGCGGCGCAACCGGGCTCGATTATGGCGTGCTACCCAACGTGATGAGGCTTGTCGGCATCCCGGCGAAGGAGCGCCCGAGTGTTTTCCAGGATATCCGCGTCATGGAATCGGAAGCCATCGCGGTTATGGCGGAAGGCCGCGACAACAGCCCGTAAACACGGGCACTTATTCAAGGTGAGTCGATGAACATTTCCGAACTCGGCATCAAGATCGACTCGGCCGATGCAATCGAGGCAAAAACCAGCCTGGATGATATGGCGAAAGCTGGCGGCCGGGCCGAGCAGTCCGCCGTTTCGCTGATGAACGAAATGCAGGCCCTGGAAAAATCGCTTTCGACCAGCGCCAAGACCACGCAGGACCTCGCGAAACAGCGCGATGCGCTCGCGAAACTGACCAAAACCGGTGCCTATGGTGAGGCTGAAGCCGCGAAGATCTCGGCACAGCTCGATAGGCAGCAGGTAGCCCTGGCCAAGTCGGCTATGGACGAGCAGAAGGCCCTGAATAGCCTTCTGGGCGCTATCGACCCGGCCCGCGCCGCGCTGGCGAAGCTGGATACTCAGGTCGAGCAACTGGGCAAGCACCTGGATGAGGGACGAATTAGTCAGGAAGACTACAACTCTGCCCTGAGCAAGATCGACAAGGACTACGACAAGCTCAACAAAACTACCACCGGTTTCGACAAACTGCGCCTCGGCACCCGTCAGGCACAGGAAAACGTCGTACAGCTGGGAAATGCGCTGTCGTCTGGCGACTGGGGCAGTGGTGTTCGTGCGGTTGCTCAGCTGGGGGCCGGAGCCGGTGAGGGTGCTGCCGGTCTGCTGGCCATTCTCGGCCCGCTGGCGCTGGCCACTGCCGCTGTTGGCGGCCTTGCCTATGCCTTTTACAAAGGCAGCGAGGAGCAAGACAGCTACAACAAATCGCTGATTCTGACTGGCAACTACGCCGGCATGAGTGCTGGACAACTGGGCGATATGGCTCGCCAAGTCAGCGCAACCGTCGGCACCACCGGCCAAGCCGCAGCCGTGCTGGCGCTGCTGGCCGACAACGGAAAGATCGCCGGCGAGAGCTTCACCGGCATCACCCAAGCTGCCGTGTCGATGCAGGAAGCAACTGGCAAGGCCGTCAGCGAGACGGTGGCTGAGTTCGCCAAGCTCGCCGAGGACCCAGTCAAGGCGTCCGCCACACTGAACGAGCAGTACCACTACCTGACTGCATCGGTTTACTCGCAGATTGCCGCGCTGGAGAAGCAAGGCGACCACGCGGGCGCTGTGAAGTTGGCGACAGAGCAATACGCCGACGCAATCAACGAGCGCACGCCGCGTATTCTCGAAAACCTGAGTTTCTGGGAGAGAGGCTACAACGCCGTTGCGCGTGCTGCGGACAATCTTAAAAACGTTGGCCGGCCGGATATCAACGCCGATATCGAGCAGGCTCGGCGCAATCTGGAATCGGCCCAGTCTGGCAATGTTGGTCTGTTCCAGAACAAGCAGGAGATGATCGATCTCTATCAGAATCGTCTCAACATGCTTGAGGATCAGAAGGCAGCGGAAGCCGACATCGCCAAGTGGCAGGGAGAGCAGGCAAAGGCCCAAAGTGATGCCGTTTCGTCGATGGCGAAAATCGACGCCCTGACCAAATCGGCATGGACGAACGAGCAAAAACGCACCGAGGCGATCAAGGAGTACAAGCGGCAGCTCGAAGATATCCGCAAGGTGGCGCCCAACGATCCGCGCCTGAATCAGGCGGCGATCGACAAAAACCTGGCGAACATCAACGACCAGTTCAAGGATCCGAAAGCCGCTGGCACCCAGGTCGATCTGACCGGTTTCAACAACGCCAAAAACAATCTAGCGGCCATCAGCGAGGAGTACAAAAACGCCCAGAAGGAACTGGACGCGGCGCAGAAGGCCGGGCTCATTTCTCAGGCTGACTATGCCCTGAAACGCGAAGCGCTGATCGGCAACGAGCGCGATGAGGTTACCGCAGCCTACGAGGCTGAGATCGCCGCACTGGAAGCTGCCAAGGCGAAGAAAACCACTTCTGCTGCGCAAAGCATTCAGCTCGATCAGAAGATCGCCGATGCGCGAGCCGGTATGGTCAAGGCGCAGAAGGAGGCTGACAGCCAGCTCGAGGTTCTGGCCACGAACGAGACCGGCCGCTTTGCTCGACAAGAGCGGTCGATCACGACGTACGTGCAGGCCTTGGCCCAACAGCAGCGGGCTTTGGAACTGGCGGGACAGCGCGCCGTTGTCGGCGTCGGCCAAGGGGATCGCCAGAATGCGCTGAACAATGAGCTGAACAGCCAGCAAGACCGGTTCGCTCAGCAGTCGCTTGAGCTCGCCAATCAGAAGTCCGATCCGTCGCGGAATATGTCGGAGGAGGAGTTCACCCGTAAGTCGCAGGCGCTCGCCGACGCGAACAAGGCGGCTACGGATCAGATCCGGCAGAACTACGCAGACGTGGAAAAGGCACAGGGCGATTGGACCAAGGGCGCGACGTCTGCCTGGGCCAATTATATGGATTCGGCCAGCAACATTGCCGTCCAGACGAAAACCTTGTTTGGCAACGCCTTCAGCTCGATGGAAGACGCGATCGTCAACTTCGCAATCACCGGTAAGGGATCGTTTTCGGACTTCACCAAGTCGATCTTGGCTGACATGGCGCGGATCGCGACTCGGCAAGCCAGCTCGGCATTGCTGAGCAGCCTGGTCGGTGCCGCAACCAGCTATTTCACTGGCAGTGGCGGGGGTAACGGCCTGGCGGCTGGATCTGCCGGTGCGACGTCGTCGAATCTCGGTGCGTCTTCGGCTGGCTATTCCGGTAGCTACTTTCCTCAGGCCCTCGGCGGCTCCTGGTCATCCGGCGTGCAGATGTTCGCCAATGGTGGTGCATTCACCAACAGCATTGTCAGCACACCGACCGCCTTCGGGATGGCCGGCGGCCAGTCTGGCGTCATGGGCGAGGCCGGGCCGGAGGCAATCATGCCTCTGACTCGCACTGCTGGCGGTCAGCTGGGCGTGCGCGCAATCAGTGGCGGCGGGAGTGGTGGCGGCAACGTCTACAACTTCCCCGTCGCTGTATCGGTGCAAACCCAGGGCAGTGGCGGTGCGGCCAGCACGGAAGACACCACGCAGTTGGGCAAGGGCATTCAGCAGGCGGCGAAAGCTGAAGCTGAGACCGCAATTGCCCGTGCGCTGCAGCCGGGCGGCTCGATTTGGCGCCTTACAAATGGGAGGGGCTGATGGCCATCGAGAAATTTACCTGGCCGACTCAACACGGTGATTCGCCTGAGATCGTGTATCGGGTGCGCACCTCGCAGTTCGGAGGCGGCTACAAGCAGGAAGTTGGTGACGGACCGAACAACAAGGAAGACGCCTATCCGATCACCTACAGCGGCCCACAGGCCAAAGTTCTGGAGATCATGGCGTTCCTCGACCGGCACGCCGGGGCGAAAGCGTTCCTCTGGACGACACCTCTGGGCCAGCTCGGCCTGTTCACCTGCAAGAACCCCGTGCCCACTCCGGTGGGCGGCGGCGTTTTCAAACTCACCGCCACGTTCGAGCGGGCATTCCATCCATAAGGGGCAATCATGCCGCTGATCAGTGACATCCAGGTGCTTGAGCCTGGCAGTGAAGTGCTGCTCTTTGAATTGGACGGCGCGGACTACGGCGCGGACGTTCTGCGCTTCCACGGGCATGCGATCCCGCACATGGCGGCCGAGTTGCTCGCCGCCGGCGACAACGCGGACCAGTTGCCGGCGAAGGCGATCTACTGGCAAGGCAACGAGTACAGCGCCTGGCCGATGCAGATCGACGGCATCGAGGCGAACGGCGACGGCACGGCGGTTCGGCCCACTCTGTCTGTGGGTAACGTCAACGGGCGCATCACGGCGCTCTGTCTGGCGTTCGAGGATCTGCTCGAGTTCAAGCTGACGATGCGCCACACGCTAGGCACGTACCTGGACGCGGCGAACTTCCCGGCCGGCAACCCAACGGCAGATCCAACCCAGGAGACGATCGAGGTCTGGTACATCGACCAGAAGACGAACGAGGACGGGGAAACGGTCAGCTGGGAGCTGGCCAGCCCGGGCGACGTCGGTAACGAGTCAATCGGCCGGCAGGCTACGACGCTTTGCCACTGGTGCCTCACCGGCGGTTACCGTGGGCCGAACTGTGGGTACACGGGCCCGTACGTGACCAAGGACGGCGTCGTCACTGACAACCCTGAGCTGGACGAGTGCGACGCCACGCTGGGCAAGGGATGCATCCCACGCTTCGGCGAGGGCAACCCGCTGCCCTTTGGTGGCTTCCCGGCCGTTTCGCTGATCGCACGGAGCTGACATGCGCAAACACATTCTCAACGCGATTCAGGCTCACGCGGCGGCCGAGTACCCGAAAGAGTGCTGCGGGCTGCTGCTGGCCGTCGGTCGAAAACAGCAGTACTACCCGTGCCGCAACGTCTCTACCGAGCCGAACGAGGAATTTCGAATCGACCCGGAGGAATACGCGGCGGCGGAGGATGTCGGCGAGGTAATCGGGGTGGTGCACTCGCATCCGGACGCAACCAGCCGGCCGTCACCGCGCGACCTGGCCATGTGCGAAGCGACTGCCATGCCGTGGCACATCCTGAGCTGGCCGGAGGGCGACCTGCGCACCGTTATGCCGTCCGGTGAGGTGGCGCTGCTCAAGCGACCATTCGTGCACGGGGCCTGGGACTGCTGGCAGGTCTGCGCCGACTGGTACAAGCGCGAGTGGGGACTGGAGTTCGAAGCCTTCAAGCGCGCCAACGGCTGGTGGGAGAGCAAGGACAACACCAGCCTGTACGAAGCGAACTACGAGGCCGCCGGCTTCTACCGGGTCGACCAGCCTCAGCGCGGCGACATGATCGTGATGGAAGTAGGGCGGACGGTTTACCCAAACCACGCCGGGATCTTCCTCGGCGCCGATCCAGCGTTGCCCGGAGAAGATGCCGCGACGTTCGGCCCCGGCCCGTTCCTGTTGCACCACCTGTACGGCAGGCCATCGGAGATCATCGTTTTCGGTGGACCGTGGCTCGATCGGACACGCCTGATTCTCAGGCACAAAGATGCAAAAAAACAACATGACGCGGCAGGGCCGCAGGAGAAAATATGAACCAGCCATTTGCATTCAATGAAGAAGGAATGACTTTCATCAACGAATCGGAAATCCGTAAAAGCCAAGTGATCATCTCGGGAGCCGGAGCTTCCTTATCGCCTGATTTCGCTGAAAAGGCGCAAGAGAAAGCCGACCTGCTGGAGCGCCGGCTTGCTCGATTGGAAAAACAGCTTGGCCTTAATCCTATTTGTGTTGATTAAAGACTGCGGAAATTCGGTTTGTATCGGGACGAGATGGCCCAGTGCTCGGCATCGTTTTCGCAACTTCCAGCGCGAATACGCGTGCCGCTTCAATACCTTCTGGCCCCTGAGTTGCTCGAAGTTGGCTGATTAAGCCGGCCAAAATGCAGCTGATCGTCGTTATATCGCCACCATGAGAATTGATTACGTCGATGAGTCTTTGTTCGTTTGTCACACTGACCTCCAGGTCATAAGCGCGCCGAAATTGGCGCAATCCCAGTCCTTGGGCTTGCAGGCAAAGGACTGGGGAATCCGTTGCGTGAGGGCAAGAGGCTACTATCGGCGGGAGGCGGGGTGTTACTGGCTTTCCATCCACGCTGGATGAGTGGACAGGGACCAAATCTATATGGTTGATAGCTTCACGTAGGGAGTGATAGCGTTGAGCCTCTATCAAGGAACGAGGTGCGTATGGCCAAAAGACTAAAGACGACTCAAGAGATCGACGCTTGGGATCAATATTTCGCAGCTGCGCTCACCGCCTCAGTTGTGCCTGGTGCGCTGAGGAATTGTTCGCCGGCTATCCTGAGCGACATCCTTGAGGACGCGGCCAAAGTAGCTGACAAGATGGTTGAGATTCGAAGCAGTAGAGATCCCAAGGTTTAGCATTGAAAGCCCGGCCCAGTGCCGGGCTTTTTCGTTTCCGCGTGCTCCGATGCTATCGTGGGCCATTTCCACAGGAGTGACCTGCATGAAACTGATCGTAGGAGCGCTGGCGTTAGCGATGTTGGCGGGATGTGCAACTTCGCCAACGCCTTCCAATGAGGCCAAGCAGGCGCCGGCTAGCCAGCTGTCGGCTTATCAGGCCAAGCCACCAGGGGCATATGGGACACTGCAAGTGATCCGTGACTCTGGGCAGACCGGAAGCCTTTGCGCGATGGCGGTTTTTATCGATAGCAAACAGGCCGCCAAGCTCGAGCCTGGTCAGAAGGCATCGTTTTATCTGCCACCTGATTCGGTTTCAGTTGGCGCCGCTTACACCGGCTCTGGCATCTGCTCCATGGGCGGAGCCCGAGTAGAGCGGGAAGCGATCGTGAAAGAAGGCGTGGTCAAAAAATACCGAGTTTTTACCGGGGGTGATGGGCAGATTGACATACTGCCCACGACCCTCTGAACAGACCGCCTCCGGGCGGTTTTTTATTGCCTGGAGAATGGCATGTGCTCAGCAGTTAACTACACGCCGATGACGAAAGTGATGCTGTCCGGTTCGCTCGCGAAGAAGTTTTTTCGAAGCAAGCAATTCCTTCTCGACGTAGGATCGGCCGTGGAAGTGTTCCGCGCACTCAATGCGACCGTTGATGGTTTCGCCAATGAAATCAAAAGACTGGAGCGTCTTGGGCTGAAGTTTGCGATCTTCCGGAATCGCGCAAACATTGGAATGGACGGATTCGATCTCGGCGGCACACGGGAAATCCGCATTGTTCCGGTGATCGGTGGCAGCAAGCGTGCCGGGGGGTTACAGACCATTATCGGCACGGTCATGATCGCCGCAGCCTATGTGCTGTCCTTCACTCCGTTTGCAGCTGCATCGCCGTTCTTGTATGCGGCCGGCGCGTCGATGGCGATTGGCGGCGTGATCCAGATGCTCAGCCCCCAAGCCTCAGGCCTGAAGCAAAGCGCCTCCCCCGAAAACGCCCCGTCCTACGCCTTCGGCAGCGCCAAGAACACCACAGCCAGCGGAAACCCGGTGCCGATCTGCATCGGCGAACGCCGCTGGGGCGGCATGATCATCTCTGCCTCGATCCTGGCCGAAGACAAAGCGTAAGCAGGACAGCAGCACACCAACCGCCCAAGAGGCGGTTTTTTATTGCCTGGAGGAAAGCATGGGCGCAGCGGAACAGATGGAAATCCACGGCGAGAAGGGCGGCAGCAGCAAGCCGAAATCGCCGGTCGAAGCCAGCGACAGCCTGCGCTCGACAAACTTGGCCAAGCTGCTGATCGCCGTGGGCGAGGGTGAGTTCGACGGTGTTCCGACCGAGTACGACATCTATTTGGACAACACGCCGATTCGCGATGCGAGCGGCAATTACAACTTCCCAGGCGTTCGGTGGGACTGGCGCCCGGGTTCGGTGAACCAGACCTACATCCCGGGTATCCCGGCGGTGGAAAACGAGACGTCACTGAACGTCGAACTGCGCAGCGATGCGCCGTGGGTGCGCTCGATCACCAACACCCAGCTGTCGGCCGTGCGCATGCGTCTCGCTTGGCCTGCTCTGCAACGGGCAGATGACCAGGGCAATGTCGGTGGCTACCGCATCGAGTACGCCATCGATGTGGCTACCGATGGCGGAGCCTATCAGCAGGTGCTGGTGGATGCGCTCGACGGCAAGACAACCACGCGCTACGAGCGCTCGCGCCGCATTGATCTTCCGGACGCCACCACGGGCTGGCAGATCCGCGTGCGCCGCCTGACGCCGAACCAGAACAGCAACAAGATCGCCGACACCATGCTGGTGGCCGGCTATACCGAAGTGATCGACGCCAAGCTGCGCTACCCGAACACCGCTCTGCTCTACATCGAATTCGACGCCGAGCAGTTCACCAACATCCCGGCCGTGACCGTGAAGTGCAAGGCCCGGCGCTGGATGGTGCCGAGCAATTACGACCCGATCCTGCGCACCTATACCGGCACGTGGGATGGCTCGATGAAGTCGGCCTGGACCAACAATCCGGCGTGGATCACCTACGGCATATGCACCAACGAAATGTTCGGTCTGGGCAAGCGCATCAAGCCGTTTATGGTCGACAAATGGGAGCTGTACCGGATTGCCCAATACTGCGACCAGATGGTGCCGAACGGGTTGGGCGGATTGGAGCCTCGTTTCCTGTGTGACATGAATCTGCAGGGCAAAGCCGATGCCTGGTCGTTGCTGCGCGACATCTCGGCGATTTACCGGGGCATGACCTACTGGGCTCAGGGCCAGCTGGTGATGCAGGCCGACATGCCGCGCGCGCAGGACTTCGACTACGTCTTCACCCGGGCCAACGTCATCGACGGGAAGTTCTCGTACGGCAGCGCCTCGGCGAAGACCCGATACACGCGGGCCCTGGTCAGCTACGACAACCCGGCGAACAACTACGACACCGACGTCATTCCGTTCGCCGACCTGGAGCTGCAGCGTCGCTACGGCGATCGGCCTACCGAGTTGAGCGCCATTGGCTGCACCCGGGCTTCCGAGGCGCAGCGCCGTGGCAAGTGGGCGATCCTCAGCAACAACCAAGACCGCACCGTTTCGTTCAAGACCGGCATGGAAGGCGTGATCCCGTTGCCGGGCCACATCATTCCGGTGGCTGACTCGTTGCTGGCCGGGCGGGAGGTCGGTGGGCGGATCTCGTCGGCCTCTGGTCGCGTGGTCACGCTCGATCGAGACACTCTGGCCAAGGCCGGTGATCGACTGATCATCAACCTGCCGGGCGGCCGGGCCGAAGGGCGCACCGTGCAGAGCGTCAACGGCCGCGCCGTGACTGTTACCACCAATTACAGCGAACCGCCGATCGCACAATTGCAGTGGGCGCTGGATGCCAACGACCTGGCGATTCCGCTGTATCGGGTACTTCGCACCAGGCGTACTACCGAAGGCGATTTCGAAATCAGTGCGCTCCAGTACGAGCCGAGCAAATTCGCGTACATCGACACCGGTGCGCGGTTGGAAGAGCGGCCGATCAGCGTGATTCCGATCACGGTGGTTCCGGCGCCGGCCAGCGTGACACTGGTATCGACTTCGTCGGTCATTCAAGGCTTGGCGGTGGCTACCATGACCATCAGTTGGCCCGCCGTTCCGGGCGCTGTCGGCTATGACGTGGAATGGCGCAAGGACAGTGGCAACTGGATCAAGCTCCAGCGCACCGGCATGACCAACGTGGACGTGGTCGGGATTTACGCCGGTGCCTACGTGGCCCGTGTCCGAGCGGTCAGCGCGTTCGATATCACATCGATCTGGCGCAACTCGATCCTGACCAACCTCAGTGGCAAGCAGGGTCTGCCGCCGGCGCTCAGTTACCTGACGGCGACGCCGCTGCTGTTCGGGATCTACTTGAAATGGGGTTTCCCTGCCGGCGCCGAGGATAGCCAAAGGACGGAAATCTGGTACAGCCAGACCACAGACCTTGAGGCCGCGACAAAACTGACCGACCTGGCGTACCCACAGAGCGATTTTTCCATGCTCGGCCTGCGCGCTGGCGTGACGTTCTACTTCTGGGGGCGGATCGTCGACAAGATCGGCAACATCGGGCCGTGGTATCCGATTGGCATCGGCGTCCAAGGTCAGTCGAGCTCTGACGCGGCGGCGATTCTGGAAATGATCGCCGGCGAAATCGGTCGCACCGAACTGGGTCAGGACATCCTTGACGAAATCGACAAGATCCCGGGGTTGCAGGCGCAGATCGATGCGCTGGATGCGCTCAAGGGTTACGACCCGCAGGAGACCTACGAGGAATATGACCTGGTTGTGGTGGGCAAGCGGATCTATCAGGCGATCGGCCCTGTGCCGCTCGACACACCACCGCCGAACCCGACGTACTGGCTTGATGTCGGGCAAACCGTGCAGACGGCGAACGGACTTGCTCAGCAGGTCGCTACCAACACCTCCGATATCACCGAGCTCGACGGCGTGGTCACCGCGCAGGCGACTTCGTTTCAGGCGCTGCGCGCATCCTACCGCGATGACAGTGGCGAGGGTGACGCGCAGGATGCTCTACGCGGCTGGAATGCTACGACCAGCTTTGCCGAAGAGGTGAAGGTCCGGGCCACGCAAAACAGTGCCCTGACCCAGCGCGTGACCACGCTCGATGCCGAAGTGGGTGAAAACGCCGCAAACCTCACCGAGCTAGAACAAACAGTCGCCACCAACGAAGAAGCCACGGCCACCAAAATCACGCAGTTGACCGCGACGGTTGGCGAAAACACCTCAGCCATTCAGGAAACGGCCGAGGCATTCGCGGATCTGGACGGCAACCTCAAGACGATGTGGTCGGTGAAGATGTCGGTCACTGCGAATGGTCAGTACGTGGCGGCCGGCATCGGCTTGGGCATCGAGAACGTGAACGGTGTTTTCCAGAGCCAGTTCCTGGTGGCTGCTGATCGGTTCGCCATCGTCAACACGATTGCCGGCGGCGCGATCTCGGTTCCGTTCGCGGTTCAGGGTGGCCAGGTGTTCATGAATTCGGCCTTCATCGCCGACGGCACGATCACCAATGCGAAGATCGGCAGCTACATCAGCTCGACCAACTACATCGCCGGCGTGCAAGGCTGGATTCTCAACAAAGACGGAACGCTGGAGATCAACGGCATCGTCCCAGGCCAGGGGCGGCTGGTGATCAACTCGCTCAACGTCTCGGTCTACGACGCAAATAACGTGCTGCGTGTCCGTCTCGGCTACTTGGGGTGAACTATGGCTCATGGAATGAGGGTCTGGGGCGCGGATGGCGCGCTCCAGGTCGATGAGAACTCTTTCACCATCAGGGTGTTGTTCTCGACGCTCGTTACCTTTGCTCTTGGGGCGAACAAAGGGAATCAGGATTTCTCGGTTCCCGGCGTTAGTCCGAGCAACGGAACAGCAATCGTGGTTCCCATCGGCGCATACACCGACTCGCAAATGCAATTTGAAACCGAAGTCCTCGACGGCTTGGTGCGTGTGTACAACCACACGCGCACCTACGCAGCGAGCTTCACGTCGGCCGGCACTATGCGCTTAATCGTAATGAGGTGGGGTTGATGGCTTCTTTTGGGCTCCAATACACCAACAACACCAACACAGTGGTCATCGATTCCGAGTTCGCCAGGCTGATGGTGATTTCCACTGGACGTTTCGCGCCGACGGAAGAGGGCGGGCTTGGGTCGACAACCTATTTCGTCCGGCCCGTGACGTCTCAGGAACCGCCGCTGGTCTTTGTTCGGCCCGATACCGTCGGTGGGGTTGCCGGCCTGTGCCGGATGCGCCTGATCGGATCGGCGGGTAACTGGGTTGGGTTTTATGTCCGGGCGTACGACGCCAACACCGCGCAGCCGAACGGGCGCTACTTCGTTGCAGCGTTCGCGGCGCAGCCAGTCGCGCAGTACGGCATGCGGCTTTGGGACGGCGCGGGGCAGCTGTTGTTCGATTCTGGAACACCGAACGCAACATTCACGCGAGCATTCCAAAACTGGTCATACGTGAAGTCGGATATGACTGCGCAAGGCCTGTACCGAAACTATTACTCGGTGCCGTTCAACTTTCCACAAAACGAATACCTGCTGATCAACAACTTTGGGATGGCAATGACCGCAGGTAGTGCCGTTCCTCGCGATCTGAGTTGCTGGTGGGACTTTCCCAACGCCACGCTATACGCGGTTACGGTGGCTGTTTCGAATCCTTTTGCATTCTTCCTGCCTGCAGTCTTCGCAAAAATTGCCGCTTAACCCTTAAACAAGGAAATATCCATGTCCTGGTACAAGTCGGGAACGGTTTCTGTCGCCCAAAATTCCAATGCGGTACTCGGCGTCGGCACGGCCTTCATCGCGAATGGTCGGGTCGGTGATGCGTGGATCGGCCCAGACAGTGGGCTGTATGAGGTCACCAACATTGCGAGCGATACCGCGCTATCGATTTCGCCTCCGTACAAAGGTGTCACCGTCACCGAAGGCAATTACGCCTTGGCGCCGATGCAGGGTTACTTGAAAGACACCGCTGACGCGCTCCGACAGGCTTCTCTTGAGGTTGGCGGTGCGCTTGATGGGCTCGAAGAAAGCGTGCAGTCGGCATCTGAATCGGCCGCTGCTGCGCTTGGATACAAAAATTCTGCGGGGCAGTCGGCCACGGCGGCCGGGCAATCCGAACAGGCCGCGCTTGGTTACAAAAATTCGGCAGGGACGTCCGCAACAAATGCCGGGCAATCTGAGCAGGCCGCGCTTGGATACAAAAATTCGGCGGGGACTTCCGCAACAAATGCCGGGCAATCTGAGCAGGCTGCGCTGGGTTACAAAGATGCTGCGGCAAACTCTGCAATCAGTGCCGCTGCTTCTGCCGCGACGGCGGCCTCATTGGGCGTCGGCCGGGGCTACATCGACGGGCTGACACTCAGCTGGGTTTCTGCGACGTCAATCAGCGTCGGAGCGGGCAGCGCTTACATTCCCTCGGTGAGCAAGGTTGTCAGTTATGCAGGCGGTACGTTCACCCCATTGGGCGCCGCCAATAGCTTCATTCACATCTACCTGACTGCTGCCGGAGACATCGAGCAGGCCGCCACGGTGCCGTTGCGCTACTACAACCAGGCACACCAGAAAACTGGCGACAACTCACGCCGTTACATTGGCTCTCTGCTGGTTGGTGCGGCGAACAACGTTTACAAGTTTCACCATCACCCGCTCGATTCATCGATGAGCTACACGTTCGGCAACCCATCGATTGCACCATTCCGGATTCTCAACGGGGTAACGGGGATCGGCAGCGTCAGCGCCTCGGCGAGCTGCCCACCGACTGCCCACACCCTCATTGGCTCTTTCCAGACAAACGCAGGCGGGATCGCGCAGTTCACGCCGTCCGACGCACTTACCTCTGTAAGCACTGGCTGGCAGGTTTTTGTGTCCGCAGGCACGGTGCAGACCGGTAATTGCCGAATCGCCGATGACCGGACGATTTCCTATTACACCTCTTCGTCAAACCTGGCCTACATCTACACGCTTGGCTACTACTTCGACAGGTAACGAAAATGCCATATGCAATTACAGCCACCGGCTGGAGAGCGATCAACCCGGACATGGAATTGTTGGAGGGGGAGACATTCGCCGACGAGATCCCGCAGTGGCTTGCTGATGCAAGCGCTGCGGCGGATGCCCAGCGCGAAGGCGCGCGCATCGAGGATGGATGGCGAGCTGCCGAGATTTTGGAGATCAACGATCAGTTGATGGCTCTGGAGGAGGGCGCTGAGGCTCTTCCTGGTACGCGTGAACAGTGGCTGGCCTATCGAACCCGGGTCAGGAACTGGAAGGAAGGGGCCGAGGGATTTCCTGAGCCAGCCAACAGACCGTGGCGACCAGTCGCTTAAACCACCCGTAACCCGCCATTGAGCGGGTATTTTTTTGTCTGGAGAACTGTATGCCTGTTACTGAAAAAGACCGAGATGTCCTTGCGCGCACTCTGTGGGGGGAGGCCCGCGGTGAGAGCCTGGCTGGCCAGATCGCCGTGGCTTGGACAATTCGCAACCGGGTAAACGATGGCAAGGCCAATTCGTGGTGGGGTGAAGGGTACGCCGGCGTTTGCCAGAAGCCGTACCAGTTCAGCTGCTGGAACAAGAACGACCCGAACTTCCCATTCTTGAGCGGTGCACGACAGATCCCTTTCCGCGAGTTGGCCCAGGCGCGGATTGCCGCCGACCAGGTGATCGACGGCAAGGTTTCAGATCCCACCGGCGGAGCCACGCACTACTACGCGCTCAGCATGAAGACTCCGCCAGCCTGGGCGGCGAAGGCAAAGCAGACCCTGAGGTTGGGCGGACACGTGTTCTTCCGGGACGTGCCGTGATGGTCGTTCCGTGGAAGATGGTCGGCGCAGTGCTGCTGGTGCTGGTTGGCGCGGCCGGGGCCTGGCAGTTCCAGGGCTGGCGCTACGGCAAGCAGTTGGCGGAGCAGGCCAAGCTGCACACCGAAACCCTGAATCAGCTCACCATGGCGGCCGCCACCGCGCAGCAGGCCGAGCAGGACAAGCGGCTGGCGCTCGAGCAGCGGCTGGCGGCCAGCGATAAAACCCATTCCGAGAAAATGACCAATGCTCAAAAAGCTCAGGCTCTTCTGCGCGATCGCCTTGCCACTTCTGATCTGCGGCTGTCAGTCCTCATCGATGCGGGTTCAGTCGGTGGCTGTTCAGTGCCTGCCACCGCCGGCCCCAGCGGCGTGGATCATGCAGCCGTACGCGCCCGACTTGACCCAGCGCATGCTCAACGAATTATCGCCATCACCGACGAAGGTGACCGGGGACTGATTGCTCTCCAGGCGTGCCAAGCCTACATCCGAGCTCTGAGTGATGGCTCGGCGCTATTGTTGCGGGGTGAGCATCCGTGACCCATCATTTGGGTTCATGCTGATGAAGCGGTGCCATGGACAAGCAACTGGCTGGATATTCGATTGTACTGACGATCGTCTGGGTTTCAGCGGTTCTCGCTGTCATGTATTGGATGTAGAACTGAAGGTAATGGGTGGTCGATGTGGAAGGCGTGGTGCTGGGCGAGAAGGCACGAAAAGAAGCGGATCGGCTGCTGGCGCAAATTGTCCGCGCAGATTCGATGATCATCGCTGTGAAGGCGGGGGCACGGGCGGATGGCTTCGTGCTTGGGTTGGAAACCAGCGGAGCTTTGCGCGCCGGCGATGCTGAAAGGCTGTACATCATTTTTGAAGCAGCTCTGGTGGAGCGTTTGAAAACTCTATCGCGAGGTTGATCAGTCGAGTGGTTTGATCAGCAGCGGTCCCTGATTTCGAACGTTCCCCACCGCCCGGTCAACCTTGAACCACTCGAAAACCTCAGTCGGCTCACCCTGGTGCAACACCATCTGCTCGGCACGCTCTTTCGGTGTTGCCGGGTCTAACCATTCTCTGGCCAGCTCTGGCGATAAAGCGACCGGCCGCCGGTCGTGAATGTCGACCATGCCGCCGGCACTGTCGGCAGTGATGATGACAAAACCGTCATGCTCGCCTGGGCCGTGCTCCTCGTTCGGGTATTGGCCAATCGCGGCGCAGAGGATCGGTGATTGATCCCGGTGCCTGATCAGGTAGGGCTGCTTCTTCGGGCCACCTTCATCCACCCATTCAAACCAGTTGTCGATCGCGATGATCGCCCGGTGCGGCCAGATCGCCCGGAAGAATGGGCCGTGGGCGACTTTTTCCACCCTGGCGTTGATTGGCGCGGCGCGATCCTTGGCCCAGTGCGGGCGCCATCCCCAGCGAACCATATCGGCGTGCAGGAATTGGCCCTCCTGATGGAAGAGTGCAAGCTGGGCGGTCGGTGCGGCGTTGTATCGCTCGAACGGTTGCTCACCGGTAGAGTTGATCAAGGCATTCGGCATGCTGAGCGCTGCTACGAAGTCGTGAATTCCGCTGTACTGGGAGAGTCGTCCGCACATTGCCAAATCCTCGCATGAGCTTTCAGCGTAGACCCGCTGGTGCCGGCTTTGTCACAAAACCTTTTCCGCCGCAGGTCTGGCAGTCATCGCGCGCTTCAAAACGATCGAGGCACACAGGGCAGGTGAAAAACGCCGCCGATTCGATGTGAGGTCGCACCTTTTCAAAAGCACACAGATCCCGCTCTTCCTGCGCGACCTGTGCAGCATCCACCAGTGCGCGGTAGGTGTCAGGGTCATCGATGGGCTGGAATTCGACACCTCCGATTACCCGTTCAGTCTCGATCAATTGATAGCGCTGCCCATGCATCTCCAGTGTCAGCCCTGAGATCGTGCCGACATTCCGGGAAATTCCCAGGTTTAGGTGAATCCCTTCCGGGCCTGAATACACCTTTCCGTCATAGGTTCGGGAGGCACCGCGCGACTCTTCAGTCGCGAAGTTGAATATTGAGCGGCTGATCGTTGCCAGCAGCCTCCCGTCGTCGGCGTGCACCACGTCGTAGGTCGATGCTCCTCGGTATTGGCCTGGCGAGTTCTGCAGCTCCTCAACAGCGTGCCAGTAGGCAGCGTCGGCCATCTCGTTCATGTCGAACCGTTCAAGCGGGTCGATCAGACCCTCTGCATGTAGCGCCTCGGCCATTTCCTGGAGTGCTTCCCGGTAGCCTTCCGGGTTCTGCATACGAAAGTCGTGGTCGTCGAGAGTCGCGCGCCATCGCTGGAGTCGGAGGGATTTGGCTTGTTCGAAATTCATGGAGCCGGATTCGCTGTACAAAAGCTGTATGTATGTACAGTAATCTAGAATCCGACAGTTCGGCGATAGCCGGCCGACGAGCTGTATCATCTTGGCGAGGATGCAAAAGGGAGAGATTGCAGATGCAGGCTTTAAAAATGTTGCTGGTCATCATTAGTGCCATGCTAACTCTGGGGTGCACAACCGCTCAGAAAATTACTCGGCCAGGCGGGCAAGTTGAATATCAAATCGCTTGCTGCGCTGGTACCGGATGGAACATCTGCTATCAGCGCGCAGAGGAGGAATGCCCGAGCGGGTACACGACGATCAGGGAAGATGCGGGGTTCAATCGTAAGGAGCTGCGAATTCTATGTGCTGCTCAGTGAGACGTCACTCTGGCGTCATCAGAACAGCGAGACTCATATTGATGAACTCCTCATTCCGATCGATTGCAGTCAAAGACGCGCGAACGTTCTCGGCTACGTCTGCGGATCCACGCTGCTCCACCCAGAGGGTGAGCTCCATGATGGCAGCCTCGAGGGCGAGCTGGTTTTCGTTGATTTTGTAGAGCAGGGAAGGGAGCAGATCAGAGTTGGACATTGGTTTCCTCCGTGGATGAAACCAGCGTAGCAGTGGTGATTGGTTATGCAGCTGGCAGGACGCCAAAGAAGGGCAACGGAGCGCAAAAATCTGCACCGCAAAATTTTTACGGTGCTTGAACATAAAGGCTTTCAAAGGTGCCATTTACATCTGATTGCGTAGCGAAATCAAATTCAATTTGTTGATTTAAAAAGAAAAAATACCGGACTTAAAATCCCCCGCTCGTAAGGGCGTGCCGGTTCGATTCCGGCTTCGGGCACCATGAATATCAAAGGCCTGCATGAGATACCTCATGAAGGCCTTTCTGTTTTTTCCGCAATGAAAAATTCCTTTCCGCCAATCATTTAGCGGTATCACCTGCTTTTCCTTTCGATTTCAGACGTGTTGTCAGGTCATTGCGAGCGAAGTGAGTTAGTGTTTATTTCTCGCTAAACCTGACACAGGGCAATGATGATGAAGCGACTGCTAATGGGCGTTTTGCTGATATTTTCCGGCCTTGCTCAAGCAGGAATTCCACTGCTGAACGCGACATGCCCTGGAAATATCGAGGTCCACGCTGACAAGGGCGGCCCCATCTACATCAACGGTAAAGAAGGGAAACTGAAGAAATTCAACGAAAACGCCTTCGAAGCGAAAGGCGGCGGGGTGACCATCTCGCTGACGATCATGTCCGACGGCTCACCTGATGTCTCGTATACGGGCAAGAACAAAGCCAATGGGGTTTGCCAAGTGAAGAAAACGAAGTAATCCGGGTGTTCCATTAACCGGGCTTTGATCGCCCGGGCGTTGAGTGAACAGAAAAAAGGCCGATTCGATCTTGATTCTGTTCACTTAAGGGGAGAAGCCTTATGGTTCACTGGAGACCGTGTCTTTGAAATCTTCAGCGTCCTTGGCCTCGAAGGCCTTGGGTGGTGATAACGCTCCAATACCTCCCTTAACTCTGATAATCGTTGAGTCTGCCTTGACCTTCATAGCGGACTTCACGCGCCTCCCGGTGCGTCGGGAGCGTCAGGTTTCGTGTCCTGGCCTGCGGAGAGACTTTCATGCGCACCAAGCGGTCGTGCTGGCTGTAACGGGTCACCTCCTCACTATTCGTGCTTGTTTTTGGCCGGGATCAGCCAATGGCGGTGAATGGTGGCCTGACTGGAAAGGTTTACCGCCGACGCCACCCATTCAACGGGGATGTTTTGGGTGAAGGTGCTCAGGTCACAGAAGTAAAAAAAGTCGCCAAGTTCGAGCAATTCCTGTTGAACAGACATAAAAAATCCGAAGACAGAGATCTGGCAACGGGTTTTCGGGGAAGCCCTGCTGAGACTCGAATGCTTAAGTGAACAGCATTAGCCCAACGGCGGCCTTTATTCGAACATTACAGATGGTATAGTTCCGCGCCTATAGACCAAGGATCACCAGGTGTGAACAGCTCAACTATTGAAAGAAAAAGATGGACTTCTGTACAGATAATGCGTGGTCTGGCAGCGTTATTGGTCGCGGCCTACCATTTTGAGGATCAACTATTGGCCGTTCTAGGGATTGCCGCTCCCGGCCCATTGAGCTGGTTCGGTTTTTTTGGAGTAGATCTGTTCTTCGTTACAAGCGGGTTTGTACTCTGGCCTATGATCGCCAAAGAAAAATTAACATCTACTGACAGAGTTGGTTTTTTACTTGGTAGAACTGCCCGAATTTATATTCCATATTTAGCTGTGGTGTTTGTTATTTTATTTTTTGGTCTTGGTAGCGGAAATGCTGATGTTGCAAAATCCATAATGCTCTACCCGCAGCGGATTTCAACGCAGCTATTGCCGGTAGCCTGGACTCTGGTATATGAGGTTTTGTTTTATTGGCTGGCGTTTGCGCTCATGTTTATTTATTCCAGTCGTAAAAGGTATTGCGCGCTAAGCATTGTTGTAGGGCTATTTGTATTGAAGGCAGTTGTAGTAATCAGCTCCGGGGCAGCGACTTTCTACGATTACAATGCCTTCATGGCGGACGTGTCTTGGAATCGTTGGGTAGATGGTCTATTGCCTGGCTACCTCACATCACTATGGTTCGTCGAATTTTTCTGCGGTGTCACATTGGCCTATTTGTTGTCATTAGGATGGGAATCGCGATTGGCAAAAATGTCAATTGTACTATGGATGGCCGCGGCCCTTGTTCTTTCGTTGGCAATCTATCTTTCGATTAATGTCTATGGGGTCTCTATGACCCGTGGAGACATGTTTTTACCTAGGATAATTTTGTTTGGTGGTGCTGCGGTGTTGATCTTTGCGGCAGCGATCGGCACGGAAATCAAGGATGTTGACTTGGGTATTTCAGAAAAAATAACTCGGGTTTTCGTTTGGCTGGGAGATGGGTCGTACTCGATTTATTTGATTCATACGGTAGCATTCGGCATAGCCTACGGAAATGGTCTTCGAACATGGTGCTCAAGTAATGGTTTTTCCGGATCGATTGTATTTGTTGGTTATTTCTTTCTGGTAATTATTGTTTCCGGTGCCATAGGAAACTATGTTGAGTTACCTGTTCACAGGAAAATAATGTTGGCGATAAGGAGAAAATCCTTTTTTCGGGTGGCTACCTATTAGTAGATGTTGATTATTCAAACCGCCTAAGCGCGGCTAATGAGATGTCACCCTGGCACCCTGCGAGGGCTGCACGTTCGCAGGGTGTTTTTATTCCGGAGGCGTTCATCATAAATCCGCAGCCGCAACAGGGTTGGGCGTATGACGGGACAGATTTTTATGCGTCAGTCCCCCTTATGTGAATCCTTGATCACCAAATCCGGGAGGGCTCGAGCGGATTGATCACAACAGTGCTCGGCCACTTCAGGTATTGATCTTGTCTAATCCTGACATCGGTGCCTGTGCCGCTGAATGGACGGAACTTGAAGAATTTTAATTGTGCGCCGCTCATATTCGCACTGAGCTGGGGCGCTGCCCCAGCGCGGATGTGGCCCGGTAACCCGGTTGGGCGCCTTAATCAGTGGGATGAGCGCGATATGCGGGTGAGGGCTGTGTGTTAATCGAGCCGCCATGCGCGCCACCCTTTTCACGACCGTATACCAATCTAATCAACCATCTCCTACAAGGTTTTTCAACGGATAAATGTAGTCCGATGGACATCGTAATAATCAATCCAAGAAACATAAACTCAAATGCTATCGCTGCGGCGAATGACCTCTGTGTGCTCAGGTCGAATAAAGGCAGTGCGATGACGTGTATTAAGTAAAAGGCAAATGAGGCCTCGCCGAGCAATACAGCTTTTTTTGTAGATAGAAACATGCTGAGCATGCTTTGTTGGCTTTCGGCAATTGAAAGTATGAGCAGGGCAAAAAGCCAGGCATATGACGCGTCCCAACTGAAGGATGATAAATAGTTCAGTTTTGATGCCATGAGTAAAATAATGGCAGCGGCTATCGCGTAACTTGCGTAACCCCACTGTTTTGAATTTGTGCGATTCTCTTCTCGCCTTAAATAGTAAGCGGCGGTCAAGATTCCGAGTGTGAAATCAAATATCCTTGGCAGAGGGAAATTGTAAAGCATCCGATGCGCAGAATTGGGGTCGCCGAGAGTCAAAGAGTCATGCGGTGGTGTCCCGAAATATGCGGCTAAAGACAGTTGCGAAATTATGACGATCAGTGCAACTGCAAACATCTTGAAGCCCGGTCGTAGAATTCCAAGAGATGAAAATGCTGGAATTAGTAACGGGAAGCATAAATATAAAAAAAACTCGACACTGACACTCCATGCAGGACTGTTAAGTCCTGCGATTATGGATGTGTCTGAATGCCAGGCTTGCGCCGCAAAAATATATATGGCGATGGGGGTGTTGGCGTCTTTTTGCAGCCACACAAAAGCCATGCTCAATATATAAAGGGGGTAAACGCGGCTGAATCTAGCCCACAAATATTTGGGTGTGCTGCGCAGTGGATTTGTCTCGAATTGTTCAATGTAGTTGTAAGCGATGATGAAGCCAGAAAGGACAAAGAAAAATGTGACCCCTGAATATCCAGATGCCATAATCCGCTCAGGCACTTCGCCAAGACCGGAAATAGGATAGTGAGAGAAGAATACCATCAGCGCTGCCACAAACCGAAGTCCGGTTAGCGCTGGGATCGCTCCCGTCCTATTTGAAAATTTTGGCATCATGCCGCTCCTCAATTTCACATAATTCTAAAGCAACAGCACCCAGCGAAGTGAAGGATGCGATCGAATTTCGTGGTTTACTAAAATCTCTGGTTTCCATCCTGGGTTTCACTGTACAAGTCTATTGTTGAGCTTCTTTCTACCGAGGTTGATCTGCCGACTTTAAGAGAGTTCGTGTTGTATTTCTTTTGTGTGTTTTTTCGTGAAAAAAGATTTTAGTGATTTTTGGGCAGGTTTTTCTATCGCAAGGTGCAGACCTATTGACATAACAATTACTACTGCCAGGAAAAATCCGTGCTGCATCAGCGAATATGCAAACGACTCGTTTGGTTGTGATGGGTACATACCCCTCATCAGAGTATGTATCAAATAGAGTGCGAAGGAAGCTTCTCCAAGCAGTATGGCGGCTCTGGTTGACAAGGCCCTGGATATAAAGGATTGCCGTGCCTGGGAGACGCCGATAATCAGCAAGGTAAAGGGAATAACATAGATAACGTCCCAGCTGAATACCGATCTGTAGTTCTCTTTCCATAGCATCATGGCAAATACAGCCATTAACGAAATATAAGTAAGTCTGCTCCATGTCACGTCTGATTGACGCGAGTTCTGCATGAATCGCTTGTAATAAATAGCGGCGGATATACCAATGCAGAAATCGAACAATCTAGTTGCTGGTGTGCGGTATAGCCAACGGTGGGCGGAGTCAGGGTCGAACGGTGATAGCTCCGATTTGCCTGAAAGCCAAAAATACATAGCCAAAGCTAGCTGGCAACTGAACATTAGTATTGCAAAGCCAATTAATCGATTTTTCGATTTTGTGATGCCGAGATAGTGCATTACTGGCAGCACGAGAGGGAACATCAGGTATAAGAATGCTTCAACACTAATGCTCCATCCAGGCCCGTTGAAACCCATGGCCAATAACGTGTCTCCGCTCCACGCCTGAACCGCCAGCAGGTGTGGCCATAACGGAATTGTTTCGGATGAGTTCGCCCAGGCATAAAGAGTGCAAAACGCATACAAGGGGTAAATTCGGTAAAACCTGGCAGCGTAAAATGAAGATATTGATGCTCCGCTTCGTTTCTCAAATTTATCCAGGTAGTTGTAGGTGATTATAAAACCTGAAAGGATGAAAAAGAACGTAACTCCTGAGTAGCCGGCAACTTGGAATCTTTTCAGAATTTCGCCGGATCCAATAATTGGATAGTGCGAAAAAAAAACCATTAACGCAGCAAAGAAACGAATGCCGGTAAGTGCTGGAATGCTCCCAGCCTTGTCCATTGAGTCTCGCATGGAGCCTTCCTCTAAATTTGCGCGCGATTGTACAGCATCAGCGTAGTCATTCGTAAGTTGGTAGAAATCCCGTCGTTCAGCGAGATTTTTTCCAGGAGAAAAGTATGACTATCAGCGAAAGTGATCGAGGAATTCGCGCGCGAACGGTGTAGGGGAGGCCCAATTTTGGTTTTCGGTACCACGAATAATCAAAGGCTTGCATGATATATCTCATGCAAGCCTTTTTTGTTTTCAGACAAACGCCTGCCCGTTGAATCCCCTAGGCAAACGCTGAAGTCCGGCCATCGCGGTCAACCGCTCGATCCACTCGGAACGCCAGTCGGACGCCGTGTGCGCATCCTTTGAATGGCGAGCCGCGCGCCGCGCCGCATTGCGCTGGTCTTTGCGCGCATCCTTGTATGCGTCGGTGTTGCGGCAGCTGCGGCACTTCACACGATTGAGTTCGCTGCTGGAAGAGAGGTTGTTGCCCTTGTGCCCGCAGGCCAGGTGCCCGTCGACTTTGAAATGAATGACCATAAGACGTCTCCTTGGTGACGTGTAAAGGTATTGACCTCTCACCACCAAGGACGTTCTTTATTCGCGCACCGTGAATCGATGGCCTACCTGAAGCGTGGCAGTGGCCGGTCGATCGGTTTGAGCGATGACAGGGTGCTGCGAATCAGCGGGGTATCCTTTTCGATATCGTTCAGCCGGTCGCGGATGCGCAGGGCGGTGGGGTGCCCGCCCTGA